TTATGATTTCTTCATCTTACGGCGTTTGAAGAAGTATGTACCAGCCAGACCGCCAGCAGAAACAAACATCATAATCGCAAAGGCAAGAATATTTGTATTGTCGCCCGTTTTTGGACTGTCTGTTTTCGTTGGTGTATCTGGTGTAGTTGGCTTCTCTGGTTCTTCTGGCGTAGGTGTTTCTGGTACTTCCTTAATAGTAACCGTCTGCCCGTCGTCCTCAATGTCCTTATGCTCCGTAACTTTTATCGGTTTGTCTGGATTGCTTAAATCGTATAATTCCTCAAAAGTTACAAACTGTTTACCGCCAAGAGCAGAAGCGTCAAAAGTAAATGCAATCTTTACTTCCATAGTTTCACTGTCAGACGTAAATGTGTAGTCATTTTCAACTTTTTTATCATTGATGATAAGCTCTGCATTTTCTTCTTTTAACATCTGCCAGCCCACAAGCTGATACTTTGTACCGACTTCTAAGCCCTCTAACTTGACCGTATCAACAATCGTTACGTCCTTGCCAGCTTCAATCTCTTTCTTGCCGTCCTTGTCCGTAGCTGTGGTATGGATTTTGATGATACGTTCTGTGATAAGTACCGTTTGTCCGTCGTCCTCAATATCTTTATGTTCCGCAACTTTCACGGGTTCTTCTGGATTGCTTAAATCATACAATTCTTCAAAAGTTACAAGGTTCTTACCGCCAAGAGCAGACGCATTGAATGTATAAGCGATTTCCACTTTCATAGCTTCATCATCAGCGACAAAGGTATAATCACTTTCCACTCGTTTACCACCTACAAGAAGCTCGGCATTTTCTTCTTTCAACATCTGCCAGCCTTTTAACTGATACTTTGTACCTTTTACAAGACCGTCTAATTTGACCGTATCAATGATAGTAACGTCATTCCCTGCAAGGATAGTCTTTTCGCCGTCCTTGCTGGTAGCTGTGGTATGGATAGTGATTTCTTTTTCGTATTCATCAGTCAGCGTACCTAAATCAACGACAACCTTATTTCTGGAAATAACAATCTCAAACGGTGGAATAAGTTTGAAGCCTTTGTTGCTTTCACAACGTAATTCTTCAATGATGTAGGTATCATAAAGCAAAGCACCTTTGCTGTCGTCTGGTTCAGAAGTACCAAACCACACACCGTCCTCGCTTGTTTTTCCTGCATTGGTATTGTGCTTGTGGGAAGCCCAATCAGAAGCAGTAGAGAATTGTCCGTTATCATCAGTTACAACAACATGACTTTCGCCCGTCGTCTTGCTTGTGATCCTAAACGGAACATCTGCAAGACGCTTGTGCGAACCTGCACCAATTTTTACGCCCTCAATATCGCCACGTTTAATCTGGTTATAGATAGAGTGGGCTTCGTCAGTCAAATCTACGATTTTTCCATTTTCTGTGATTTCAAAGTCAATCTCTTTTGCACCCTCTGTCAAATATCCCTCTGGCGGTTTTTGTTCAGACATCCTAAATTTTCCGTAAGGTAACAAATCAGCAGAAGTAGAAGCGATACCCTCAATGTCGGTATAGATTGTCTTTACTACTTCATTTTTCTTGTATAGCTTGCCCTCAACCAAGACAGCATTATCATTTAAGGAAATGATTTCAAAGGTGGTATCTTTCAAAGTCGCACCGCCTTGAGCTTTCGTGTCACCCGTTTCTAAATCTCGTTTTTGGATTTTCACACCGCCACGAATGACTTTATCTGATACATGGTACTGATTACTTCCAGACAATACGGCAAGGTCGCCGTCCTCTGTAATCTGTGTCAGATACATTCCTTTTATCTGTTCTTCGCTACCGTCTCCCTGCATATATGCACCCTCTAATAAGTAACCAGACGGACTTTTTGTTTCTTCGACGGTTAGTGTTCCTAAAGGAAGCACGTTTTTACCGTCCTGCATATAGAAGCTGTCCCCAGATACTTTATAAGCGTTAGCTAAACGGGTAATGTAATGGATAGCTCCGTCGCTGTCTTTTTCAGCGATAGTCTTTGTTACCCATGTTCTTGTAGGCTGTGCTGGAAGATTGTTCTTGTTGTAATATCCAGCGTAGAAGTTCCATGTAAACTCTGCTCCCTCTAAAGAAGCGTTTCCCTGCGGATTGGATTTCTGTGTTTCCATGTCAATCTTGAATAGCTCAATCAAGGTATCTGTTACTTTTGGTGTATCAGATACTTTTAAAGTCGCTGTTTTTCCAGCTTCCACAGATAAAGAGTAAACTGTTTTATCAATTTTAAATCCTGCTGGTGCAGAAAGTTCCTTGATATATACTGTAGTGGCTCTTACTTCAACGGCTTCTGTATTTCCGCTGGTATCAGTCGTAAGTGTGGCAAGCTGTTTCGTGCAGTCTTTATCAGAATACACACCGTATGTTGCACCAGCGATTGAATAAATCCCGTTGCCGTCTGTAATATTGGCATTGGTGGAAGTCTTTTGAAGTTTGGCATTTCCGACAGCTAACTTCGCCCAGAATTGCCCTAACTCTTGACCCTCGCCAGAATAGATATATCCGCCACAGTCATAACGTCCTTTGTTTTCTTTCACAAAGGCTTTTGCTCCTGCGAATACTTCATCTTGTACGGCTTTTGGGATTTCATCATAGGAAGCTCGCACATTATCGCATTGCCAGTCAAGCTGAACACTTAATCTCTGCCAGACAACAAGCTGTCTTAATAGGTAGGCGTGTTTACTGCTTATTCCGCTGTGGCTGTCTGTGTACTGTTTCACATACTCAATAGATAAGGCAACGTCGCTTATCCGGTCGGCACTCATGCGTGAGCTTGCGTCTGTTCTGGTCTTATAGCCGTTTTTAAACGCTGTGTTGATGTCAATACAATAAGCGTCCTTGCCCTCAACGGTTAAATGTCCCTCATTAAAGGTAGAACTGATAGAACCGTCATTCATTACTTGTTCTACGATACCGACACGCTCTTTACTTTCCGTCCAATACTGTGTATTAGACGCATGAACCGTTGAACTCGGTAAAGCGGTAACGACAGTTGCAAAGGCAAGAAAGCCTGTACACAATCGTTTTAATATCTTTTTCATAATTCTAAATGCTCCTTTCATTTTGGTAGTAAAATAGCCGTCCACTAGGAACGGCTGGAAATAGAAAAGGAACGCTGATATTGTGCGTTCCGTAGTCTATGAAGTATTCAATTTTTCTTGTTTCAATACTGATGTGCTGTACCGTATCTTTGCATATCTGGGAAATAGGACGTATCAAGGCTCATTCAATCGTAGTAAATTAGTAGTATTTTGATGTGTTTAGCTCCTTGATAATGCCGATAGATACAGCGTTTTAGCGGATAATCAAATTTTTAGTGTGTTTTTATTATGAAAAATAAGCTATTCAATACTATTTAAATAGCTATCCCATGTATTAGTTATTGGAATATATATGCATCTGCATCTTACATGCTGAGGCAATTCTACAGGTCGTTCATTTATGAAAAATACTTGACCTTCATACTGTGAGCAATATTCACACACTTTATGATCTAACGCAGAACTATAAATGACATATTGTATATTATTTTTCTGCATCCAAAGTTCATTAACTTGACTTTGAACTCTTGAAACTTCATTCTCAATTAGTCTTTTTGTATCCTCTTCTAAAGTTCCAAATCTTTTACTAATACTTTTTTCTATATCATTTATGCTTGTTTTACCTTTTAAAAGATTATCTATATCTTTTTTTAATTTTGCAGAAACTTCATTTTTGTTTTTATAAATTCTATCTGAATATAACTTGCCATCTATTCTTACATCTAGTATTTTTTTTATCTCTTTGTCAGTTATATTTTTTAGATTTAACTTACTCCCCAAAATAAAAACATAGTTATTTGTATTAAATTTATGATAAGCAGTACTAAGTAATAGTGACGTTAACACATCTTTTTCAGTTTTTTTATTCATTTGAGTAAATTCATCTATTTGATGAACTAAAGTCTTATATAAACTTATTCTTTCAATCCTTTTTAAATCCATCATAGAATTAATTACCTTATATTTTAATAAGATCATGGCAATTTCATTTAATAATTTCTCTTTATCTGCGTTATATTTTTTTACAAGTTTTTCAATTTCTTTTTCTCCATCATCATATAATTTAGATGAAAATTTTAAGATTAAATTAACTACTTTTTCTTGCCTTCTAGTTGCCTTCATTTTCACTCACACCATACTCTTCTTCAAATTCTTTTTTAACCTTATCTGCTTCATTTGATGTGTTGTGTATAAAACTAAATAAACTCCTTGCTGTATCTTTAGAAATAGTTCCTTCTGGCGCTTGAGAGAGCATTTGAGCTGTTCCTAAATCGTCCATTGGTATATTAGGTGTATACATAGCTTTAATATCTTTATAATCATAATCTTTATTTTTAATGGTATTTAGATATTTACATAAAAATCTTATTCTATTTTTTACAATGTTCTTATGAGATAATTCTTCTAATTTACATTTATTTTCAAGCGCAATCAACCTGGACCTTAAAGCAACTCCACTTAAATTACTAACCAATCCTTCATTATGATTTATATGACATGATATTTGATACATAGTATCTACATATCTATCTAATGTATTTTGCACAAATGTATCATTTATATTTTTTATAAGCCACTCAATTTTTCCATCAGAAGATTGCATTATTCCTTTTTCTTTCATTTTAGGTAAATCGTCCTCATCTACTTTGCAGCCTATAAAAGTTAAATACGCATTTCTAAAATCACTTATCTCATTTCCAATATCGCTAAAATTTGTTTCAAATCCATCTTGTAGACCTTTTAAGTCTTTGTATAAACTATCATTTTCATTTTCCAATGTTAATTTTCCTATAGTAACCGGAACTTCTTTAAATATATGTGTACTTGGCTCTGATATCTGATTAAAACTATCATCAAAATGATAAATTTTATTTGATGTATACACATCTATATAGTTTATAGTACAATCAAAAGGATCCTTAAAAGAATGTATAAAAAATAAGATTTTTCCATTTTTATTTTTGTAAGCATATCCATCTGTTGGTTTTATTATCTCAGAACAAAACTCTATTTCTTTATTTATATAATAAATTTCATATACTTTTGTAAAAATTAAAAGATATTTCATTAGGTCGCTGTCATGTAATTCATCCCAATGTGTTGTATAATATTCAATATCATTTACAAAATTTATGTTTCCACTTCTAGATTCATATGTTATTGGATTACCTACAGTATAAGATACTTCTTCTTTTATGAATTTCTTTATATAATTTACATTTGTTTTTAGATTAGATCTTTCTGTTACAAATTTATATTTTCTCATAGCATCAGTATCACCTTTATAATAGCGATACATTTTTTCATAAACATATTTTTTACTATAATGTTGGCCATAGATTTTTTTTACTAAATCTAAATGATCTGTTTTATTTAAATCCAATGTATCATTCTTATTGAAAATATTTTTTATTAGTTCATTTAACTTCACAACTTAAACACCTAACTTTCTTCTATCTAGAAAACTTACTTTTTCAATAACTTCTATTTTGAAAATTCTATTTATAAATTCTGCTGATATATCTGGAGCATCATCATGTAAAGAATACTTTTGTCCTGTAAAATCAAGGATTTGCTGTATAAATTCCTTATCTTCTTCTGCAAAAATCATTTGACCTTTATTTAAAACAGGTATTAAAGTAGAGATTTTATCATCTTTATTTTTCTTTTGGTGTTCATTAATGATTTCTATATCTCTGTAGTAAAGAACATCATCATTTTTTATTTTAAGTTCTAATTGATTAGCATCTGCACCATTAAATGTATTTTTTTCTATATAAACATGCGTTATATCTGGATACACTTTTAATAGATAAATCATATGGTCTATATATTTATCAAAATCAGTTCTAGCATTTATCTTAGCTAACTCCGCCAACCTACCATATAGTAAGCCATTTTCTGACTCACTTCCAACAAGAAAAGCGCTATAGTCATGTTTAGAACCACCTGCAGATGCGGGGTCACATAATAACATTGTCTTTTTAAATGTATGAGTTTCTATATATTCTCTAGATTCAGTTCTGATTGTTTTAAACCATTTCTCACCTATTGAATTTACATCATTTTGTACCTCTTGTTTAAAAGATGTTGGATTTTCATAATAACTTAAAGCCATGTCTAAACAATCCCAAAAACTTGGCCATAATATAGGGAATTTCATTTCTTTTTCATTTTCCCAGTAAAATTCTTTAGCATCTTCAAGATGATTTGTGTTTTTGAAATCAAATAACAACTCTTTGAAATTAAGCCATAAACCAGAATTAAATAATTCATCTACATTATCGACTAAAACTCCTTTTTCACATTTAAATTTCCAAGTTGGTAAATTCCTTAGCCTACTATAGAAACATTCTTTGTGTTGTAAGGTTCCTAATGCTATAAAAGTTGTTCCTCTTTTTATAGTCTTACCATTTCTTATTACTGGTTTTTGAGCAGCATATTTTACATCATCAGAAAATCTTTTAAATTTTTTCTCTCTAGCATCTTCTGTTCTAACATTTTCTTCTGATTGGTAATCATCAAGTATGATAAGATCTGGACGGTTATTATTGTATTTTCTTCCTCTCATTGGTGATGAAGATGATATGGCTTCAATAAAAGTTTTATTTGTTAGTTCTAGTTGAGTACTATTACAAATATATTTTCTATCATTATCATTTAAGAGAACTCCAAATGCTTTTTTAATATACTCATTTTCAAGTAGTGCATTTTTTATATCTTTTACAAATTTTTCTGCTGTAGAGCCTATATCAGAGCAAATCAAAGTATATGTTTTATGCTTATAACAATGTGACCATACAGTTGTTGCTAAATCTCCAAATGCACTTTTACCTGTTCCTCTTGGATAAATTCTTCCTAATTGCTGTGAACCATCTCCAATTATAGATTCTTGTATGTCTTCCCATAACTCGTGATGAACTTTAGCTATAGGAGCAGCAGCATTATCTTCTTTTGGTAAATATGTGTCTTGCATAAAATACATACAGAAAAATTCTAAATTTATTTTTCCAAGTTGATAAGCTAGGCCATTAACTCCCCAAAGATTATTTGAATTAGCTTTTATAATCTCATTTGCTTCTTTTTCAGCATCTTTTATAGTTGCTCCATTTCTTATAAAGGTCTTTGCTAGATAACTAAATATTAATTGTATATTTCTTTCTAAATTATCCACTCGTATTTACTTCCTCTTGCTTCTTCTATTTTTTTAGGTTCAGTGAGTAATGCAATTAATAAAATAAACAATGCAAATTTTTTTCTAATAAAATCACCCTCTTTGAAATATATCTCTGGTTTTTAAATTTTGCTAGAAAATTTCTAGAACTCATTTTCTATAAAAAATGCTTTTTTTAAAATAGAAGGATACCCCTCTATCAATAAAAAAATAAATACATTAAAATGTTTTGAATTATTTTCTTGCAAAAAATATTTTTTTGATTAGAATTATTAATTATCTTTCAACTATTCCTTAAATATGTATTTTCGGCATAGTTAAAAAGAACCTAGCATTTCCAATAGGTTTGCATATCCTATAATAATCTACATCACTTCACTGTATGAAACTTTAATTATTAAGTCTCACTAAATTTTATTAAATTAGCTATAACTAAAGTTAAATACAATATATGATTTAATTATTAAAGTAAATATATATATAATATATGTTTTGCTTTAATTGATTTCAAACATAATTAAAACATATTCTTGCAGGATTTATTTCATATCTAATTACTTCTTGCTTGTTCTTATTCTTATCTTAGCTATAGCTGCTTCTATCTCTGTTGCATCCATACCCATACCAACACTATTATCCTCTGCTTGTATAACTGTACTTGTAGGAGTTCCATATATACGATTTATAAGATACTGATTGGCTGCCAACATAACCCTCTTATCGCTCTTGTCACTAGCTAATTCCTTGATATTGTTGATATAACTATCTAAATCCTTCAATATCATTAAGTTCCCTTGGTTTGTTAGCTCCTGTTTCCGTCTGTCCATTTCTTTCCTAACATGCTCTTTATTCATCCAATTATAGATTGTTTTTCTATTTACTCCAATAATTCTGGCAGTTTCTGTTACTGTAGTACCTGTAATCAATAGAGTTACCATATTGCACTGATCTTCTGTCAACTCTTTACCTTTTTCATAGCTACTGTCGATTATTTCAACTTCATTCACATCCAATTAATCACCTCTTTACTCAGCTTCTAAATAAACATTTAAATATCTACATCCCTATAAATCCCTTGAATAAATGACCTTTAATATATATTTTCAGACATTTTAATAAATCTATCCTATTCTTTGGAAATTCTATTATTGAGGCTCTTTACATTCTAATAATGTCCTGTTGCTGAAAAACGTAACATTTAAATTTTAGATAAAATACAAGATATTTTAATTTCTTTTTCTTTTCTTTAACTTATTAGTAAATTTAGTTATTGCTTTTACTTCTTCATCCTTATCTATTCCTATATACCTTCTAGTCATTTCTATTGTCTTGTGTCCTAGAATCTTTCTTATAAGTTCTAATGCATAAGTCTTATTTTCTTCTTCATCATAAATATGTCTTGCAAATGTCTTTCTTAAAGAGTGTGTTGCAACATTTTCTTTTATTCCTACCTTTTCTGCTGCTCCTTTTATTATTCTTCCTGCTTGCCTTGTTTGGATAGGTCTATTAAATTTCTTCCTCTTGCCACTTTTAAATATAAACTCTTCACCTGGTTTATCTTGAGTATAATTTTCTATAGCACTCTTTATTACATCAGATAAAAAGACTTCTCTATCATAGTCTCTTTTTTCCTCTATAACCCTAATCCAGTCTTTAGATACTCTTATCTTTTTTCCTTTTCTATCTAACTTTATATCTGTTACATCTGCAACTTTAAGTGCTAATATATCTCCTATTCTAAGTCCAGTACACATTCCAAAGAGGGCTAATAAATAGTTTCTTTCATTCCATTCTTCCAGAAAATTTAAAAGTCTAAATACATCCTCTATATCTTTAATAGGGTTAACTTTTTGTCCTTTATGTGCTTCCATTCATTAAAAACACTCCTTATTACCATGATAATTTTTTCTTTGCCTCTCTTGCACTAATATTTTTAAGTGCTCAACTACATTAGCAAAAGGATCTGTGATTATAGAGGTTATATCATTTGTACTATATTTTCTTTCTCTTGCATAAGTATTGGTCTTTATTCTAAATCCTAAGTCATTTACAGTTTCAGTTACTTTTACAACATTTTCTAACTGCAAATATAATTTAAAGACAACTAGCTCAACATGATCAGACTCATTAATTATACTTTCCTCTAAAATTTTCAGATATGAGTCTATCTTATTAATATTAGAATCATAATTTTTCTTAACCTTCTTTTTTAGTTTCAAGAGTTTTTCTTGCTTTTTCTTTATAAAATCTAAAGAACATTCCCTTCCATACATACCAGGAGTTTCTTTCATTACATTGTCATAATATTTTAGATTATCTGGTACATATGCAGCACTTGAAATTTCTTCTGTTATATCGCGCTTAATCTTCAACACCCCTTTAGACAATAAAAAAGACTTAGAACGTAAATTCCAAGCCATTTTTATTAAATATATTTTTCTCACAATACAATCTTATCATGCCTAAAAGACACAAATCGTACACAAATCGTACACAAATCGTACATAAATCGTCTACAAATCGTACACAAACTGTATATGAATAATCATGTTTAATTTATTCATTAAGATTTTCAATCTTTTCTTTTACTTCTTTTAGATTTTTTTCAATCGTTTCTTTATTATATTTACAAGATGTATTGTATTCATTGAATAATTTTTTTGCTTGTTCTATATCAGCAATTGCTTCATCATAGTTACCCATATTTTTATATGCAATTCCTCTACACATATAAACATCTACATCTTCTCTTCGCAAATCAATTGCTTTAGTTGAATTTTCAATTGCTTTAATATACATTCTTTTTCTTAGATATATTTCTCCTATATTAAAATATGCATCTTGATTTTTCTCATCTAATTTTATTGATATACTGAAATTATCAAGTGCTTTATCTATTTGACCCTCATCTTTAAATATTTTACCTTTAAATAGATATGACCTTGAATTTTTATCATTAATATTTAAAGCATCTTCAATAAATCCAATTGAAACTATTCTATGCCCAGCATTATAACAAATAATTCCTGTTTCCAAATATCCGATATCATCGCTTGGATATTTGGTAATAATTTTTTTTGCATAATCAAGTTTTTTATAGTATTCAGGTTCAATATTAATTGATGAAACCATAGCTTCAATAAAAACTCTTTTCTCTGCTTCAAGTATCTTTTTATCTAATTCATATATTTTTTTATCAAGTTTTTCCTCTGCATTATCGACTTTTTCCATAATACCTTCTATTCTTACTTGCATATTTTCAATTTCCTTTTTTTCAATAACATTATAAATATTTAACCCAACCCATACAGTAGCCAATACTCCTAATATAGCTATACCTGCATCATCTTCATCAGTTTCATATCCAGAATATCCAAATACTAAATATAAGCTTATAAATAATCCTGTTGATACCATTGCAACTAATGTAATTTTTTTTAGTGCTTTAAACTTATCATCTTTTTCATTTAAAAATAAAAGTAAAAAGAAAAATATTGCCAGTGCAATACCAGCACATAAAAATGCTTTATGATCTCTATCCATTAAAAAATCCCCTCCCATGATTATTATATTATCACAGGAAGGGACAAAATTTTTAATATCGACAATCTTTTTACCATATTTTTCATATATGGAAAATTTCAAAGTAGTCCTTTTATCTTATCTATAATCTCTACTCTCATTTGTTTACACCTACTTGTTGAAAAACCAGTCATCCTTCCAACATATTCCCATGGCGTTTTACTATTTGAGAAATATTTATACTGTACTACCTTCTTTTCTTCTTCACTTAATATTTTCATTGCATTATCTATTTTTTCTATTATCAACTCTTTATGTCTCTTCTCTTTTTCTTTTAAGGCAATTTTCTTTTCTTTTTCTTCAGTCTCTATTTCAATTACACTTTTAATATCATATGTCTTGCTTGTCTTTTCTTTAATTTCAACTCCACTACATCCTCTGTAGTCGTTTTTTATCATCTGCATATCAATGTCTATTTTTTCTATTTCCGCTTTTATTTTTTTATAATTATATAACTTACCTTCTGCACTACTAAACAAATTGTCTTTTTTGCTAGATTGCATTACCTCACACTCCTAATTATGTTATAATGATGTTGTGATGACGGTTTTAGAATTTTGACAAGCAGGAGCGTGAAGTAATGCTCCTTTTTTCTTTTTTGAAATATATCTTATTCTTTAGGCACTAATTGCAACTTGTAATCATCAGAACTATATAATTTATAACCTCTTACCTTCAAGTCTAATTCTAGTTGACTTAAACTTTTATAAGCACCAAATGAACCATATCCATTCTGCATATTTATAATAACATACCCACCTATTGTTTCCTTTAAAGAAAGAATCATATATAACTTATTACCACCATTAATTTCAACAATATCTCCTACTTTTAATTCTCTATTATTTTCAGTTACTTCTATCAACATATTATATTATCTCCTTACTTTAATTAATATTTTTTAGAAACTCTCCCATTTTCATTTCATCAATGTTTTCATTAATTCCTTTCATAGCACTTAAGTTAACCAAAGGCACGCACAAATCCCATAGCTTATTTACATCTAAAAATTGTATTTTTGAATTAAATTCTTTTTCATCAACGCATTTTAATTTATTATTCATATTAATTAATTCATTAATCATTGAATTTTTAATTAAATTAAGTATACCATCTCCTATTTCTTTGAGATCCCATCCTCTTCCATTTAATTTCTTATTATGTATCTCTATACCTTCTGCAATATAATCTTCTAATTCTAAAATTTGAAACATTGTTAAAATAGTTTGGCAAACATCTAATCCTTCTGCAATTATATCTTTGGTCATTCCTGTATCTATAGCCTCTTTAAACTCAGTTACTTCTTCATCAATTTTTGCCAACTGATCCTCTACCTTCCAATTAGGTATACTGCTAATTAATTTCAAATCCATCTTTAATATCTCCCTTCATTCATTTATTGAAGTCCCAACCTTTTTTGAGTATGCTTATTCATGAATATTATTTCATATCTGGCCTTCTTCACTTTCAAGCCACTTTTTTCGACCCTCTAAACATCCTCCTAAGCAATCTTGAAAATCATAAGCACAACTAATACATCCACTTCCACCACGCACAAAAAACTCAGCCATTTCTATTTTGCTCATATTTTTTATTTTTTCATAATTATTCATCTTTTTATTCAAGTTGTCTCCAAGTAATTTGTCATAACATTTACCACACATATCTTTTCCAACGCTTATTATTTTACCTCTACTATTAACTTTAAATACTTTTATAGTTTTAACTTCTACTATTGTTTCATCACAAAAATCACACTTTATAACACAAGCCATACTTAATGCCTCCTTTTATTTTCTTTACAATTCATATCTTGATACATACATCCACAATCCTTACATTGCCATACTATTCCAATTGATGTTTCAATCTTAAATACACTACCATTACAAAGTGGGCACTGATTTTCCCTACCACCAATAATTTTAGTTTTCATTTTACCTCCAATAAACTTAAATTATTATATTATTTTCCTAGTATATTAATTTCAGCTTTTAATTTTCCAAGTCTCCTGCATATTGTCATTTGGTTAGTCCCAAGTATTTTACCTATTTCTTCTTGACTATATCCTTTTTCTCTTAAGTACGTTATTTTCTTTATATCTTCTATTTTACTTCTTTTTATACAAAATCTAATAACATGAACATTTTCTATATCTACATTGTCATTACCAGCTAATTTATCTTCTATCCTTATTTCTTCACCATGAGTATTTTTATAGATGCATTTTTCAAAACTATCTATATCTGTTCTGTAATGTTTTTTAACATATCTACCTATGAATTTAAATATTTGCCCTTTTATACATACAGCTGCAAAAGTGGTAAACTCAATACCTTTTTTACTATCAAAATAATCAGCTGCTTTACATAATCCAATACATCCTTCTGAAAATGTATCATCTTGAAGATATGGATATTTTGAAATAAATACTCTGAAATATCTTCTTATAATAAACCATACAAAATTTATATTTTCTTCAACTAACTTATTTCTCTCCTCCAAACTTCTCATATAATCACCATCCACTTATTTTGTCTAATCAATTCCTCTATTTTGTATTACATTTCCATTCGTTTACTCCACTGTTTATTCTATTTACAATTTCGTCTCCCACAGACTGGAGTAAGTAGCTTTGAATCCATTTCTCTATTACAGGCTTCACATTTTACTTTACTCATTTTTTAACCTCACTATCCCTTTTTAAAATGGTATATCATCATCATCTAGAACTTGAAAACCAATTTCCTTATCTTTATCTTTGTTATTTTCTTCTTTTGGTTTGTGATCAAGTGCATTAACAGCTTTAGTTCTGACTTTTGTGAAAGTTTTTTTCTCTCCATTTTCTTCGTATTTTTCTACTCTTATTCGCCCCTGGAGTGAAACCAATCTCCCTTTTGTAAGATAGTTAGCACAAAACTCTGCTGATCCACCCATTACTTCTATTGGTATAAAATCCACCTCTTTAGTCCCATCTTTTTTTACATAATCTCTATCAATGGCCAATGAGAAAGTAGCCACTGGAGTACCATAACCTGGAATATATCTCAACTCTGGATCTCTTGTTAATCTTCCAACCAAAACTACATTATTCATATAGCAATGTCTCCTTTCTCATATGTTTCGTTTTCTCTTCTCTCCATCTGTCTTACAACCTCAATTGCATCAACAAAAGCATCTCCTTTTCCAATGTTTTCATCTGTAGACATGATTGCATTGGCTATTTTATCTGTAAATTCAGCCCTTTCTAAAATACTCATATAACAAATCCTTTTCATCTAATCCCCTCCTTGTTTTTTACTAAGAGGACTTGTTGTAAGCCCTCTTAGGTTTTCAATTAAGCAATTATATTTACATTTTTAAATTCTTTTAATTCTTCTTGTAAGTATGCTTTAATATTTAACATTGCTTGATTCTTCCATGCTCCACCATCTGCTTCATATAATCCTGCTGCTGGTCCAGTGCTCATTCTGAAAATAAATTCACTTTCTGGTTGCTCCACTTCCTGGAAAGTACGATAAGGAATCAATTTTACTCTGTTTGGAACTATTGCTTCTGATACACTTGCGACACCTGTTTTTATTGTTACAGATTGAGAAACTCCATCATCTCCCACATTTTTTACTGTAGATTCTTGTATATTCCCTGCAATTTTTAAAAGTGTGTCTCTATCATTATTTTTTATAAATGCTGATTGTAGCATTATATTAAAAGTGTCTAAATCTAAAGGTCTGTCAAATCTTTTATCTGGAAGTAGTGCTACACATTCAATATAAGTCTCTCTATCTCTATTTTTTCTCAAGGCAGATCTTAAAAGTACTTTTCTTGGAGTTAAGACTTGTATTAATAACAACTCATCTTCCTTATGATCTATGCCACTTTTTATATAATCTACTAAACCACTCAATGTAGTTATTTCTAATTCATTAGCTTTTGGTTCTTTTATTATTTCTAATGCATCTGTTGTATAGTTAAATCCATCTACACATACTGTTTCTCTTTTTCCTAACTTAACTAAATATTCCATTGCATTTCTTATCATTTTTTTTCATTCTCCTTTTTTATTTAAATTTATATTTTACTTACTTTCTTAATCTACTTTGAACTTGCATTTCTAAAATCAATTACACCAGAACTATTTTCTTCTATTTCATCAGTTTCATTACTATCTGAAACATCTATAGACAACTGACCAGCTAGTTGATTTTTAAATTCAGATGCTTCAACTCTTCCTGTTTCTAAATCTTTTCCTATTACAACTTTAGTTGTTGTCGCTTTTGCTTCTACTATAGTTGCTTTGGATTTTATATCTACTTCAGCAAGATCTCTATCTTCATTTGCTTTAAACACTATCTCTAAACTAATTTTTCTTGTTTTTTTAAAATCTGTGTTTGGGTCTGCAATATTATCTAAAACTTTTTGTAACTCTGTATTAAACTTTTCTTTTAGAACCCCACCTGCAAATTTTTCTAATGCTATCATGTAAAATCACTCCTTTATTTATTGAAAATAATATTTTTCTACGAGGAAATTAATTAATAAACTTTAGCTCTAATTTAATAACACTTTTAAAACTTTTTATAAATATATATATCCTTTTTATCCTTGCATTACTTTTAAGTTTTTTTGCTAGCATATCTAAATCTGCACTGATTGTGCTAGGAAATAATTTTATATAAACCTTGAAAATGCTATATTTTTAGACTTTTTTTAGTATTGAAATTCAATATTTTTTCAAAATCTAGTTTTCAATATTGAAAAATGATTTTTTTCAATATTGAATTTGTATATTTTTCAACATTGAATTTTACTCAAATTTATTACTTTATAAAATTTCCTATTTTTTCTCCTTGATTTCTTTAAAATACATCTTCTGGAATTTCTGCTTGAACATATTGTTTATTTACATCATATTTGTAATCTCTGTTTAACTCCTCACTAGTCGTGTAAAGTCTTTTTCTTCTTTCTGAAAAATTCATTTTAAAACTTATATTCTGTTTTCCTGTTATTCTATTTTTTAAAATTAATAAATAAGTGTCGTCTGTCTCTTCTTCTTCATCAATAACTCTGTAGGTTGATAAAATATAATCTGCATAATTAACAATCTCACTTGCTCCAGACACATCATACATAGTTGGCTTCATGTCACCCATATTTTTTCTAGGATGTGCAACTAAAATTATTACTAAATTGTATTTTTTAGCGAGATTTTTTAAGTTACTTACTATCTGCTCTTGTCTCTCATATTTATCTGCCTTATTGCCAGTCTTTATTGTCATTAGATTGTCAAGAACAAAGAACCTAACCCCTCGTTTTAAATACAAATGTTCTATGGTATTTAGCAGATTTACTTCATCGCTTATTGCATCTTCATCATAGAGAAAAAATTTATCTTTTATCCAGTCCGCAATCAAATCAACTGCATAGTCTGGAATATCTGTGTATGTTCCACCATAAGGGCTTTGATATTCTTTTATATGGTAATCATTAGCTACAGTTTTTCTAAACCAATCTATAGCCATGAAAGAGGGTAATTCTCCAGAATACAAAAATGCTTTTTCTCCATTCGTAATTGCTTGTGCTATAAACTGATTGACTATAGTTGATTTACCACTCGCTGGCTTACCAGTTAAAATTGTAAGCGTTCCATACCTAAAAGCATCTAGTGCATTATTTAATTTATTAAAACCTGTATTTATAGACTTGTGTACGCCTTTTTCACGCTTTATTTTTGACGCATCAATGTAATTATCATTTACACTACTGCTCGTCGTCACAAGTGCTTTTAAATCGTTTATATCTACAATCAATTCGTCTATACTTGTATCTGAATTTGAATTATTAATTAATTCATTTGCTAACTCTGAAATTTGTCTTTTAAGTAACTTCTCTTTTATGATTTTTATATAGTGATCTATGTTTAAAGTAGTTATGACTATAGTTGTTAAACTGGTAATGTAACTAACTCCCCCAACATCTGCTAGTCTATCTATTTTTTCTAGTTCATTTTTTAAAAGCAAAAGATCTAATGGCTTATTTGAGTCAATTATTCTCTTCATACAAGATAAAATAATTTTATGTGACTCAAAGTAGAAATCATTTTCTTTTAGTTCTCTAATTTTGTATGCTATTGATTCATTTATAAGAAAACTTCCTAAAATGTTTTGCTCTGCTTCTAAAGAATAATTCACCTAATCATTCCTTCCTGTTCTGATATAATATATTTGTAGGGTGCATCCTACAAATATATTGATTGGTGGTGTTAATTTGTCAATTCCGCATGATTTAAAACAAATAGAAAAACAGTTAAAAACCTTAAACGATTTAATTCCAGACTCTTACTATACTTACCATGAGGCAACCAAACAAACTAAGCAAACTCTAAATTCATTTAATCAGACTAATCTAAAACCTATTTTAAGTGCAGTTAATTATGGCATTAATATTTCAGAAATTCTTTATACATATCAAAATATTTTGCACGATTTTAGCAATAATGCATCATATAATAACAATCTAAGGTCTACTATCAAAACAATGTCTGATATATATGACAAGTTCATAGATGCTGCTCAAAATCATGACTTAAATAATTTTAATTTTGACACTGATAATTTTATTGAATCAACAGAAGAACTATATGACTCAATTCAAGATAATGACTCTAAAAACAAAGATACAGAAACTTTAAAAGAATTTTTAAAAAATGCTAGAAATTATGTTTTAGAGAACAAGAAAGATATTTTAGATTATGTTGTACTTGTTATCAAAGTATTTCTTGCTTGCGTCACTCTTTTTAATTCTTTTATACCAGAAGAAAGTTCTAGCAAGTGCCAACATGCTATGATTCAATCTTTAATAAAAATTAATTGCGATATTGATATAAATTTTTTAAGTTCTGAAGATATTAAAATTCCAAATAAAATCTCTCTAGATATTGATAACAAAATAGACATCAACAATAAATAAAATATATAAAAATGTTATTTATTTGAATTTATCTCTAATTTATTCATAGTGCCTTTTATTGCTTGAAGATCTTCATATATATTTACTTTTGCATAGTTAATATTTTCCATGTCTTTCTCTATTGCCTGGAGATCTTCAAGCATAGTCTTCTTTATTCCTTCTATTTCTTCAATTCTACTTTTAACTCCATGAATAAAGTAAATGTCACCAAAGAGGGTCATTATCATTAAAATAAGCATAATATCAGATAATTTTCTTCTTACTCTTTTAGCTTTTTCATGCATGCGAACTTCACCTCCAAGTCTTAAAATGTTACAATTAGTGGCAGCAACTTTTCTACATCATGCAAAGCACCACATGCACGACTTATAGTTAAATCGTCCTCACTGACCAAAGTATCGACTATATTAACTATGAGTTGTGTATATTGTTCTGGAGTTTCAAAGAGAATAACTCTTTTTTTAAAATTGCTTGCAACTATCTCTTTATAACCCTCCCTTAATCTAGTTTTATAATCTTTTTTAGATTGATTTATAATTTTATTTCTCATTTTCTCACAAATTTCAGCTATGCCAGACTCATCTAGACCAATTACCATTTCTGCTATAACTGGATCAGCTCTTAATCCTTCAATCAGTCTTTGTAAATCTTGTTCTGTAAGTTCATGCGCTTTACTCTCCATTTAAAATACCTCCTAATTTTTTATTAGATTTTAGTTTCATCTGCTTTGCAATTCCCAATTTTAAAAATCTCTACATTTGTCATTTTACTTAATTTAATAAAAGTATCTACATGAGTGAAATTTCCTTCACATTCTTTTATATAATCACAAACCTGGCAAGATCTAAGGGCCTCTCTATTTCCTTTAAATGCTACTTGCATTACCTCATTTTCCAAATGTCTTGCAATACAGTGCAAGTCTTTTTCAGTAAGTTCTAACTTTTCATCTTTCATAATTAATTACCTCCTACCTATTTAATTTTTAAAGTTCTTTAAAGCCACTAAGCGGATTCTTAGCCTTTGTAACTGGTTGCAATATACCTTTGCTAGTATCAGCATTCCCCCAAGTCAGCAAAGCCCTATAGTGGCTCTTATACCTACTTCCTTTTCCATTAACGATATAGTTTTCTAAACTAACAATTTTATCATGTATGTATTTCTTCCCAAACTTGCTTATAAGTTTGTCATATTCATCTTTAGTTATTTTTACTTTTTCTATATCTAAATCTAAGAATGATAGGTCTAAATAATCAGTTTTAGATTCTTTTTGTGTAGTGGTATTACTTTTTATATAAGTCTTTTTATTATAAGTCTTTTTACTAGGCACCTCATGCCTAACATGTAAGGCATGAGGTGCTATAGGGTTAGGCATATCATGCCTTACGTTAGGCACTTCATTCCTTACCTTTGTTTTTGAAGATATTAAGAAATATAAGTTGCTATTTTTCTCTTTTTTTCCTTCATGGTTACGATTTTCTCTTATTATTAGGCCTTTGCTTTCTAATTCATTTAAAATATTAGATACTTGTCTTATGCTACAACCTGCTTTTTCTGATATTGTTTTGTAGCTTGGAAAACAGGAACTTTCTTCGTTGCTATATCTGGCCAAAACAATGTAAATCATTTTTTCATAAATTCCTAAATCCTCTCTATCTATCAAATCATTTTCCAGCCAAAACCACTCTTTTTTTCTTGCATCCTTCAAAAGATCCAAAGTTATCACCTCCCTTCTGAAATTACTTTAAGATAATAACTTAAGTTTATAGTCATCAAGTATTAGATCTTCTTTAGTCAAAGTTTTATATGCTATTTCCTCTGTCTCTTTTTCATAATACATGACTAGTATTTCATTCTTTTCTACTTTCGTAATGATGCAATCAACTTTTGTATCAAACCTTATATCTTGTAATTGAACTGCTGTTCCTATTTGATTTTTATTAAAATCTGAAATTTTCAAGCTTACCACTCCCTTTAAGTATTTACTGTTGTTATTTCTGATTCATAATATCTTTATTTTCTTTTTTGAAATTACTTAATGCGTATGTGCTGGAGATTATGGTTTCTATAGTTCTCCATTCATTTGGTTCATTTTTTTTTAAATAATCTATCATCAAAGCTGTTTCTACTTTCTCTTTGTTTGAACAAATCATTTTTTATCCTCCTACACTTACTTTGTCGTTCAACTTATTTTAAGTATAACTACTTTGTCGTTAAAAATCAATATCTTTTTTATTTTTGTCATGATTTTGTCGTCATAATTATTTTTTTAATGACAAAGTCGTGTTTTTATAGTATAGTAATGACAGAGGAGGATTGTAAAAATGGCAGAAGTTTCAAAAGAATTAAAAGCTAAAGAAATTGGAAAAAGATTAAATGAGTTAAGAACTCTTGAAAGACTTTCGCAGAGAGCGTTTGGGGAAAGAATTTTCTTATCACAAGATCAAATTTCTTTATTGGAAAAAGGAAAAAGAGTTTTGACAGAAAGAAGTATTAATGACATATGCAGAGAATTTGAAGTAAATGAGGAATGGCTAAGAAGTGGAAAAGGTGAAATTTATAAAGATTGTTTAGCTGACTTAGAAATTGATGATGATGTAAAAGAAATAACTAACAAACTTTATGAATTAGAACAAGAAGATAGAGATGCTATCTTGAAAATGATAGAATTATTGCAAAAGAAAAACAAATAGCAATAAAAAGAGGTTTGAAAATTTATCAAACCTCTTTTATTTTCATATAAAATGTTTCTATGCAATCTGTTAAAAAAACATAATCTTTTTTAGAAATTTTTTTCATTTGATATATAGATATAGCAACTTTTTTCTTATTTTTAGTGCAATTCATTTTTGATTCAAGTTTTAATTCTCCCATAGAATCCCCCATATTTTCAAAATATTCTGATTTATATTTTTACAATTACATTGCTTCTGAAAAATAACAGACTTCCCTCTTTTACAATTTTTAAATTTTTATCAGCTACTAAATTAATGTTTTTTGCTTTTGTATGTCATGCCCTAGATGAGTTTGAAAATTTGATTGTATTCAATATTGAAAATTAAGATTTTTGATTATTTTTAAAAATATTTTACGTACGTAGTTTTATATGCATTTTATATGTAATTTCGATATATATCTTCTTTATGTTACAATTGTAACACCTCATTTAACATTAATCAAATGTCAAATTTTACCAATTTAAATTATTTTTTAAAATTCAATTTTACATTAATAGAATTTATTTATATAATAAATTAAAAAAAGGACTATGGACTATAGAATTTTACTTCTATAGTCCATAGTCCTTCATGATTGATATAAATCTGTTATTTTTAGAAACCAGTTATTTCTGATAACTCATAAGATGCGATTTCCCCATCTGTATTCATTCCCATTGCTTTGAACTTCCAAGTACCATCTTTTTTAAGATCGTTTATATTATCCATAGCAGTACCTAGTTGATTTCCATCCTTATCATATAAAGTAAATGTTACTTGTGCATATGATATATCATGACCACTGTTGTTTTTAATAACACCTTTTATATACGTTGCCATACTATCAGTTTCTGATGTTATATCTCCAACTATTTCATATTTTTCCTTTTTAGGCTCTTCTGGTTTATCTACACTAGCTGTTTTACTTGTTCCATCATCATTACTTTCAGCAGTATCATCAGTACCACTTCCACTAGTACCAATAGCGTATAATAAAACTAAAACTACTACAACTATAAACCAACCTCTTTTATAAAATGGTTTTTTGTTTTTAGCCCCACAGTTAGGACATGATTTAGCATTTGATGCTATTTCCTTTGAACATGATTTACATTGAATCATTTTTGACATTTTAAAATCCCCCTCTAATTAATTTATGATGACCTCAATCATATTATAGTATACAACTAATGTCTAAAACTGTAATATCATGACATCAAAAGAATTTTATTAGGTATTTGGCAAATATTTTGTTGTACTAAATGGTATTCAATAAAGACTTTCACTTATATTGTATACATTTTTTCGAACTGCTTTTAAGTTATAATATTAAATAAATAATTTATTTAATATTATAATACGTCTTTATAATTAGCATATTAAAGTATTTTTTATAATCAGAATTAATTGGAAAAAATTGGAATGCATAATTAGACATTTTTCATTGTAAATTAAATTCTATTGTAATAGTATTATAGTATATCAAAAAACGGGGGTGTAATACTTGAAAATAAAAAAGATTCCAGAAAGCGAATTGTTGGTTATGATGTTTATTTGGGACAGCGAAGATAAGGAAGTTGCATCTACTGAAATTTTGAAGACACTAGGCCAAAAATATGAATGGAAAAAATCAACTATGCTAACTTTTTTAAGGAGATTAGTTGGCAGAGGATTTTTAGAGGTTGTTAAGAAAGATAGATTTACATATTATAAAGCATTAATAGAAAAAGAAGAATATTTAAAAGTTGAAACTAAAAGTTTCTTTAGTTTCTTTCACAAAAATTCTTTTGAAAGTTTTATAAGTGCATTGCATGATAGCGAAGAAATAAGTGAAGAAAATTTAAAAGATTTTGAGGAATGGATTAAAGAAATGAAAGAGTAAAAGATCAGACAATTTTATATCTGATCTTTTACTCTTTTGTGTAAGAACTTGATTTTAAAATTCTATTAAATCATGTCTAGATATTGGAGTATATTTTATTTTAAAATCTCCTTTTGTCTTAAGCTTTTCTAGTTCTTTTCCTATTTTGACAGCATCATTATATACATCATCTAAGTTTTTGTTTATTATATATATGGCCATACTTCTCATACTTACGTATTCTGGGAAAAAAATATTTTCACCATTTAATTCATCTGTATTAACATATCTAAAAAATATTAGTCCCTGTTTCTTATATTTTTCTAAAGTGCCTTCAAATTCTGTAGTATAACTTTTTTTATTTTGTGGCTCAATCACAATTTTTACAGTTGGAATTTTCATACAAACATCTAGTCTTTTATTGTTACCTATTATCGTTGCTGGATATTGCTTCTCAAGCATTACTTTGCAAGGCATTGTGATTTTTATATTACCAGTTTTAATATCTACTTTTAATACTTCTTTTAAATGTTCTATTTTCTCATATACTGGCTTTAACTCATTTATTAATTTTTCTAAATTAAATTCACCAACTTCACTTCTTATGTTTTCCAAAATTCTATCAAGGCTTTTGCTGTTTAAATTGTTTTGTATCCCTTCTTCTGCTAATACATAAGAGCAATACTGATTTAAACTTAAATTTTCTCGCTTTGCACTTTCTAATAATTTTCTATGTAATGATGGTGTAGTTCTTAATGTTATTCTTCCAGAGGATTTTTTATTTTTCATAGAAATCTCCTTTTTATTAATGTTTAAATTCATAGTATCATGACATCATATATAGAGTCAATTTAAATATTATTTATTATATTATTTTGAATTTAGAGTTTACTTTTACAAGGTCAGATATACAAAGAAGCAGAGAGTTAAATGATTATATTTGATTTTTACTTCTTTAGCCTTTTATTTCCATTTTTAAGCAAATTTACATCTTTTTAGGTAAATAATATCAAGTTTACAATTAAAACACGTCAGACAAGCCTTTAAATGCTTTTAAGCTATATTTAATCAACTTTATTTTTATCAATTTTTTTCCCATTCATCAAAATTACAAATTCGATAAACTTTTTTTATTTTTGGAACTTCTCTAAGTTTTTCTTTGTCATATTCATATACATTTACTTTTTTTCAATGTATTTATGTTCTTTTAAAAGTTTGACAGAAGAAGTTAGTTCTATGCTTTTTGCTATCATTAGTTGCAAGTTTAAAGTTAGTTTTTGTAATAATTTATGTTTCTAAGTTACAGAGATGAAAGGTCATCATTTTAAGGGTTAAAGATGTGTTTTGGATTTGTAAAATAGCAATACAATTATGAATTTACTCTAGTCACCTTTATTAAAAAAATAAAAACCTTAAACACAGTAGTTCTCTATCTATAGGTTCTCTATTTAAAACATTATCTATGTAAATGTTATCTATGTAAATATTATCTATCTATTTACCACCCTATTTTTTGCATTACCGAAACCCTATTTTTTGCATTACCGAAACCCTATTTTTTGCATTACCGAAACCCTATTTTTTGCATTACCGAAACCCTATTTTTTGCATTTAGTTAGTCTAGCTAATTAAATATCAACAGTTTATCTACAACTTATCAACAGGATTTCCACAGTTAAATTGCGAATTATCCACAAAATACAAATATATAATAAAAAAAGAACCTATTTTCTAGGTTCTTAATCTACTTTATTGTCTAACTTTTTCCATTCACTAAAATTACAAATACGATAAAACTTTTTTAAAACAGGAACTTCTTTACCTTTTTCTTTATCAAATTTAAATAAATTATCTTTCTTTACTTCAATATATTTAAGTTTTTCAAGAAGTTTAACAGAAGAAGTAACTATATCTAGGTTATTTTTGCTTTTAGAACTAAGCCCTATGCCTTCAGCTATGAAACTATTGCTTGCAGATTTAAAATCGCTCTCATTGGCAATTACACGCAGTAAGCAATATATTTTTATCACATTAGGTTTAAAGCAATTTATCATTTCTTTTAACATTTCATGATGAATTGTTATGAACTTATTTACTTCAAGTTCATTATATTCTGATGGAAGTCCATAATTTAGACGATACACAATTCCATTTCTTGTGTTTTCCACTTCAAGAACTTTACAATCTAATTTTTCTAACTTTTTTATATTTCTTTCTAGTGTAGTTTTATTTATACCTAATTCATTTGCTATTTCTTGAAAGTTAATTTTGTTTTTATACAAAAATCTATTTCTTTCAGTGTGCAAAATTCTACTACCTCCATTGCTATTTAACATTAATGCTCCATATTCCCTCACGCAATAATGCTTCTCTTTTAGGCAATATGTTGGCATAGGCAAGTAATAATCTTGTTTTGATTCATTTTTAATTTCTTCATTTGTAACCATTTGTTTCTCCTCTCTACTGAGGAGGTCAAAGCCCTTTTGCTATTATTTAGTTAAATTTTTCAATTAAAATTTAATCCAAAGAGATTGATTTATAGGTAAAATTAATCTATAATATAATCTATAGACAAGAGAAAAAAAGGGTATAATACCTTTTATAAAGAGCTTTGAGCTCCTCGGCAAGGAATAAGTGATGTCGCCAAACAAGAAACTTATTCCTTTTTTATTTTTTGTTAATATAATTATAGCATAAAAATTTTAGAAGAAAATATATAATTTAATTTTAAATTAGGAGCTTTTGTAATAGTGTATTAAAAAAGTGGTTGCAAAAAAAGTACACATGTTCTATCATTGGAAATAAAAAGGAGTTTTTATCATGTACTATGTTTATAAATATATTGATCCAGCTACAGAAGAATGTTTATACGTTGGGAAAACAGAGAATATCTGTGATAGACACGCTAGTCATTTAAGTAATAAAAAAGAAAATTGGTGTAATAAGAATTTAAGACTTGAGTATATGGAATTAGATAATAAATATACTATGGATTTTTATGAGATTTACTTAATAAATAAACTAGAGCCTAAATTTAATATTACTGGAAAAGGAGAAATGGATATCGCTAAAACATCATTTTCCTATAATGGTCAGTGGGTAATTTATTTAGAAAGAGACTTGATGTCGAGTTTGGCATCAAAGAGATATGGAATAAATTATGAAGTGAATGCTAAGATGTTAGGCATAATGAGAAAATTAAAGAAGATAAGCAGCAATGAAGAAATATTTATTGGAAATGAAAATATAAGAATAAAATATTACTTTGAAACAGTACTAGAAGGAATTAATTTAGAACCATGCATATTGAGTGTAGCATATAAGACACTAAAAGAAAGTACAGTTGGAACAGTAATCTCAGTAAAACGTGAATATTTATCAGAAAATGTATGTTTAATCATTGATAGTATTTTTCTAAATGAAATAATGAAAGATCCTTTAATGTCTAAATCAGATATTAAAGATTTAAATAGCCAAGTCAATGATATTCTTAAAATAATAGGGGTTGATTGTGAGTGGAACAAGCTTTCTGATTATTGTAGTGCAAACTCTTAACTGATATTACAAAATATGGTATAATTAAATTTAGCAAGAAGAGCGTAATATACAATCTATAGAGTGGAGTTCATGTACAAAAGATTATCCTCCCAACGATTCGAGTGGAGGTGAGTTTTACATGGATAACTTTTTGTTTAATGTTTTAGCTAGTTTAACAGCTAGCGTGGTAGTTTACTTAATCAGTAAACTATTCAAAAAAGCAAAAAGCCACTCTCGTGCAAAGAGTGACTTACAGGTTGAATTTAAATTTATATTTAAATTCAAAAAATAAACTACGTTTATTATGAACTCCACTCTACGCCTAAATAGATTGTAGTTCTTCTTGCTTTTATTATATCACAAAATCTTTAAAATGATACAACTTTATATCATTTCTTATTATTAAGAAATAGAAAAACACTTTAATTGATTAAAGAATAATTTTATATAATCTTGTAAAAATATAAAAAGAACACTTAATATATTAGCTTGAAAAATATTAAGTGTTCTTTTTTTCTATTCTATTTAAATAAAATAGAATAGAAAAAATTATTGAAAATATTATTCTATCGTGATAGAATGAAAAAAACAGAATATTCTACCGTGATAGAATATTCTGTTTTGAAGAAGAAGTAAATATTATTTGAAGGTTAAAAATATAAGAACAATGGAGGGAATTATGGAAGTAAACCTACATACAGGAAAAGATGAATTTTTTAAGAGCCATGAAGTAGCAAAAAACTATATAGGTGGATTATATAAACTTATTGATGTTTACAAATTCTCAATGGAATCAGTTTCCGTTTTAACTAGAATAGATTTAGATAAGTTAAATAATTTCTATGCTGGAGAAGCTAGTTTAAACTATGATGAATTGTGCTTAATAGAAAGTGTAATTATAACTCCTTTGGTAGGAGCATTTGAAACTGCTGAGCATAATTACAATATGATTATTAAGGCACGTAAAGAAAGGAAACTGTAATTGAGAATAATATAAAAAAATAGGGGGAAAACAAATGAAAAAAACAATTGCTTTATTACTAACGCTTTGCGCAGTAATGATTCCATTTACAGCTTTTGCTGATGGAAATGATTATGAAGGTACTGGAAACTCACAAACAGTTGAATTAATTGGACAACCAAACTCAGATTCGCCTTCAACTAAATCTATTGTCGTTCCAGGTGGTACTGCTAATTTAACAGCAATGAGTGGAGGGCAGTTATCTTGGAGAGTAACATCTACGCTTGGAAATATTTTAGGATTTGAAGGAGAAATAAATGTATATAAGGCTGGCAAAATTGTATCATCTCAACTTGTAGGCTTTAGATTAGCTGGAACTACTAAAACTGGTGTAGTAAGTTTCAAAGGGCTAAAAAAGGGTTCATATATTGCTAAATTTAAAGGAAAAGGTGTGTGTACAGGAGGTATTATATTATTCTCTAGTCCAGCTGAAGCTTCTTTTACAATTAGATAATTATAAAAAGTAGAAAAGAGTGTTTAGAAATATATGAAACACTCTTTTTTTTATGCAAAATTATAAAAAGTGTGTTTTTAATTATATACAAAATGATAAAATTTATAAAAAATTATAAAATTACATAAAAAATTATAAAATATTATAAAAAATATCTTATGAATCTATTGAATTACTATGTGAAATTTAGTAAAATATATGTAAATATTAATAAATTTTATAATATTTTACAAAAAAGGAAGTGGTTGAATGAGTAGGATAGTTCTAACATTTAAAAACAATGATAAAGAAAAAGCAATTGAAAAGTTTTTAGATGAGAAATTATCAGCTACAGCTTATTTAAAAGAACTCGTTTGGGAAAAAATGAATGAAAAAAAGGATAATGCTGTAGTTGAACAGAAAAAAGAAATAGAAGATCCAGCTAACAATTTTGATTTTGGAAGTTTAGAATAAAAGGGGGAAATAACATAAATGAGTAAATTAGGTATAGATATTGGAAATTATGCAGTTAAAACAAGTACAGATGATATTTTTGAAAGTAAAGTTACAGAGGTAAAAAACTTTGGTTCAGATTCAGATAGCATTAAAATAGGTAATAAAACATATTATTTAGGCGAAGGTGACGAGGAAATAAATATAGTTAAATATGAGAAAGAAAACTTCTTACCGCTTTTACTTGGGGCTATATGCAGAAATACAGATGATGAAGTTATTGATCTAGCATTAGGTCTACCAGTGAAGCAATTTGGAGGATTAAGAAAAGATTTGATTGAAAAATTACAAGGAAAAGAATATCATGTTGAATTTGCAAAAGGAAATGAAACTACTAAAAGAGATATAACAATAAGATCTGTTCAAGTGTTTCCAGAGGGAGTTACAGGATACTTATATTATGCAAAAGACATAGTTGACCAAATTGCAGGAAGAGATGTTGTTTTAGTTGATATTGGTGGAAAGACAACAGATATTGCGCTTGTACAAGGGAATAAAGCGACTGATCCATATTCTGTAAATGTTGGAACGATAAATATATATGATGCAATAAAAAAATCTCTTGAAATGGATGAAAGATTTCTGGGTAAAGTTGAGATAAAAAGAGAAAAAATACAAGACTACATAGACAAAGGGTTTTACCTAAATGGTGAAAAACAAGATATAAAGAAAAATATAGATGCGTCTGTTGGATTATTTAAACAAATATACAATGAATTGAAATTAAATTACCCAATATCAACTTCTGCTGTTGTGGTTATGGGTGGAGGTGCTAAATTACTAGGTGAGGCATTTAAAAAGAATATACCTGGCATAATAGTCATGAGTGATGTAGATAAACATGTTTTTGCAAATGCAAAAGGATACAAAAAAATGATGAAATAAAAGAGGATTTAGTTTATAGTATGTATAATAGATTACAAATATATGATATTTGTAATCTATTATTTTTTGAGGAGGTTTTATATGACTTGGAGTGATTTAAAAGAAAAAAGTATTAATGAAGTTGTTGATTATATTAATAATAAATTAAATGAATTTGAAAGTCTTAAAAAAGTTGGAGATGAATTAGGGGCAAATGAAAGTACTATAAGGAAGTGGCTTAATAAGAAAGGATATAAAAGAGTTGGAAACAGGTTTTTAGAAGATAATAAAAGTTATGATGACAAATATCATATAGATAGCATTAACAGTAAGATTGATGATGATATCAAATATTTATCTAATGAAATTGATAATATAAAAAGTGTGATAGAATGGTTTAAAACTAAAGATGATAAATGTCATATAGATGGCATTAAGAAAAATGATATATCTATAGATCTTCCAGATCAGTCTATAAAAAGAACTACAATTAGGGTAAATAATACAGTGTGGGAAATGTTTAATAAATTTGCAGATGAGAATAAACATTATGATAAACATGATTTGCTAAGTCAATTATTGCTTGAAAGTCTATTAAAATATGTGAAGAGCAGATGAAGGGAGATATTTAATCTTCTTCATCTAGATTTTTAAATTTATGCACAGTGGACATTAATCGTATAAAATATCCATCTAAATAATCTGGCTCTAAATCATTTATTTTATATTTGAAATATTCTTTTTCTGTAACTATAGGTATGTAATATATGTGGAAAATTTTAATTCTCTTAAGTAGAACTCTTTTTTTAACAAGTCTTTTAAGTAGAATTTTTGTTGTAGATTTCCGCCACTTGTGTTTTTCATTGCAAATGCGAATAATTTCTTTCCTTGATATTCTTGAATTTCTTTTCCAAAAGATTTTCATTACAATTAATTCGCCACGTTTTAAGCTTTGTATTAACATTATGCACTCCTTGTAAATGTTTATAATATAGTAGCATTTTTTTATTTAAGATAGTACAGGTAAGTTATTCCAAAAAAAGCAACGCTAGAATGTTTCAAAACTAAATATGATAAATATCATATAAATGTCACTAAAAAATGATTTATTTTTATTATTATAAGAGTTAAATAAAAAGATTAGAACATAATAAAATTTTCTAGTCTTTTTATCTATTTAATCTTAGATTTAACAGATACATCATTGCAACGTATAAGATTATTAAAAGAAATAGAAAAATAAAGAAAGCAAAGGAGGATAGTTTTTTTATCTATTATCCTTTGCTTTCTCTAATATTAGGATTTTACTATGTTTTTGTCAATTGCATTGTTTCTGTATGCTCTTTCAATTCTATTTTTACCTTGAAGAAAATAATCGCTATCTAATTCTATTCCAACAAACTTTCTATTTATATTTGCACAAGCTATTCCTACACTGCCAGAACCAAAACAATTATCTAGAACAAGTTCATTTTCGTTTGTATAAGTTTTTATAAGATATTCTAAAAGATCTACTGGCTTTTGAGTTGGATGGATGCAATTTGTTTCTTTATTAAAATACAATGTATTATTAGGATAATTTGTATATTCTTGAACATATTCTTTTGATAAAGTATGATGTCTATATATTCCATCTTTATTTTTATTTTTCTTTTTACATGTAATAGGTTTATCTAATTTTTCTAAGTTTTGAGGATTGTATAAAGGAGCTTTTTTATAGAATACATTAATATCTTCTACTTTTCGAAGTGGCTGGTATTTAGAAAATGCGAATCCTGTAGATTTATTTTTAATCCAGTACCAACTATATTTATAGTTTTTAATATTTGAATTTATCAAACTAGTAGTAAATGGTTGTGCTGAAAATAGTACTATAGCTCCATTATCTTTTATAATTCTATTATATTGATTCCAGATTGATTTGAAAGGTATTATTGTGTCCCATTTACAATTAGTTGTGCCATAAGGAAGATCACATAGAATTAAATCTATTGATTTATCTTCTATTAGATCCATTATTTCTAAACAGTTTCCATTGTATAGTTTATATTTTTCTATGTTAAGCATGTTGCAAGTCCTCCTAAGTTGAATAAATTTTATATTGATTGGATATTACAACAAGTTATTATTTGATAAAATCTAATGCTTTGTAAAGTGTATCAAATCTATCATTACCCTTTATCATAGTAAATTTTTCTTTAGTCATAGAACCTATCTTCTCACATGCTCCACCGCCTACAACATAAAGATTTTGCGTCTGACCTGGTACGTAATCTTTTATATCACATATTAATATTTTACCATCATTATAGCCCCAACCAACTACAGTTGCAGGGATTTTGTCAACTTCTCCATCATAAACGATTGTATGTTTATACATTTTCTTATCCTCACTATTTTCTATTGTCTTATTTAAAATACCTTCTGCTATTAACTTAGCAACTATGTCTTTATGTCTAATATAATAGTCTGTATCTGCTTTGCTATCTACGAAGCACACTTCTATTAATATCGCTGGAGCTTTTGTATGACTAAGCCAGTAAAGACCTCTTACATCCGATTTTGCACCTCTATTTTTAAATACTGTTGCTAGTTTTTTGTTGACTCTTTCAGCATATACCTTACCATTGTTAGTTTTGTATATTGTTTCTGTACCCATTTTGTCCAAGGTTGTATGGTCTGCATTAAAATGTATTTGTATGGCCACATCTACATTTTGCCTATTGGCTATTTGACATTGTTCTGCTAAATAGTTATTGGACTTATCTACCTTTCCAGTATATACAGTAGCTCCACCTTGTTTCAACCATTTTACTATTAAATCAGTTAGGATTCTATTTTCTTTTCCTTCATCTATATAGCGAACTGCTCCAGTTCCTTTTCCTGTTAGTGTATGCCCTGGCACTATTGCTACTTTCATTATTTATTTTCCTCCTTTAGTTGTTTGTAAGTTTGATTTATACCTATTGATATTCCCCAACAAATTATTCCCTGTAAGACTGCGTTAGGACTAAGCCCTAGCATCCAAATAGAAAATCCGATTCCCAACACAAGTAATATAATTGGAATATATTTGTTATCTAGTTGTTTATATTTTTTGCAACCTTTACCTATAATAGAGAGAGCAGCCACTAAAATTAGCAACTGCTCTGTTATAAAACTTATTAAATTATCCATATCTTAACCTCCTAATTAATTAAAATATTCCTCTTTGTATTGCAAATATAAAGAACCCTACTAAGGTTGTAATCATTGTTCCAATTAGCCATTTGAGCATACTTGTAAGTGAATTTAGATTCTCACACAATGCTTTTAACTCTGCTTTAGACTCTATATTTGCTATTTTTAATTCGTCTATTTCTTCTCCATGTTTATTTATTCTTGTTTCATGTCTTTTTAAATCTGCTTCGAAAAGTTCTTCATTCATGAAAACCTCCTTGTTTGTATTAAAATAGTACTTAGAAATTATCTAAGTCTTTCATATACTATTCTATTGCTATATAAAAAAACTTCGTGCGCTACTATTTGCAATTGGTAAATACATCTTTTTATCTTTTTCAAAATCTTCAAATACAGCCGCACTATTTGGATTTAAAATTTTTGAATATCCACTATCTGTACTTGTAGAGTAAGTAAATATTAATAATTTTCTTTCTTCACAATTAATATAAAATACACTTTCATTTCCTTTATCATTTGTACCATAAAGCTCTGAGACAGCAAATACAAACGAAGGTTTAAACTGAAGATTGGGTATTGAAATATAGTAAGCTGCCTCTTTTGAATTATCAATTTTTATAAAAACTTTCGTATCGAAGATTACTTCACTTATACCAGTAACTGCTTTTTTTCTATCTCCAATAAAACGTGCCAACTCTGCGAAAGTATTGTTTTTTGTAGCTGGTGAGCCGATAGCAGTTGATAAAAGTGTTTTTCCACTATCGGCTTCTTGAAAAGCCTCATCTGCTCTATCTATACATTCTTTCAATGCTCCTTCTACATTTTCACTTGTAAATTTACTTTCTGTATCTTCTATAGTTACATTCTTTGCTTCTAATACAAGATTTCTAACTTTATTAACTAACTCTTTAAAAGTCATTTAATCACCTCTTTCAATAAAAAAGAACCTCCCTTAAACTGTTGGTTCTACTGGTGTTTCTTCTTTATTTAATAAACCTGTTAACTCTAAATATTGTTCTTCTGTAATCCTATTTACTGCATAGAATACATCCATCTTATGTTGTAAATCCTCCTTAGTGCTATAGTTCTTTTGTTCTATCATTAATTTTAATAAGTTATACATATAATTTCCTCCTATAAATTATTGTTTAATTTGATATTTCCTACTTCAAATGCTGTGTTTACTATCTCACTATCTCTATTTTTATTTTCTTCTTTTAACATACTTAGTTCTTTTTCTAATGCTTCTAATCTCTTTTGTTCATCAGTCAAAACAATCTCTATATTTTTTAAAACTGGTTCTTTTGTAACTGGATTTATAGATTCTATATACTGTTTACTATAGTCTATATTTCCATATTCAACATCAATATAATGTAATTCTGTTATTGTATCATGCTCTAATATATCTCCTGTTGCTTCTCCAGTTTGTAAAAGTATTTTACCAGTTTGGTCGTAAATTATTCTATTTGCTCTATTCATTTTAAATTACCACCTTTCATTTTATTCAAAAGCATACCAAGTAATATTATTTTGACTAGGTACAGTTTGAAGTGAAGTAAGGTCAGTTCCATCTTTTTTAATAAAGCGAACTCTAAAACCTTTACTATTTATATCGCTTATATAAGTACGTGTTGAAAAAGGTCTATCATTTTCAGGATTACACCATATTGTAGTAAGATTAGTTGAAAAAGAAACATAAAAATAATCATAATACGGAAAATTACATTTAATATAAACTATAGAAGGAGTAAAATCCAAGTTAGTAGTTATTTGGTAAGGAGCATAATTGGTATAAACACCTGTAGCAACACCAGTGGCATACCTTTTACGTTGACTTAATTGATTAGTCAATTCTGTTATTCTATTTTGCAACTCCTCAACACTAGCGTCAGAACTATCAAAAGAAGTTTTAATTTTCTCTGATAACTCCACCAAGGTATTATTCAAACTTGCTTCTATATTCTTTAATGCTAAAGTATTTATAATACTTGTTTTACCAGTTCTAAACCCTGCATTAACTTCTGTTAATTTTGTTGATATATCATTTAAATTCACATCTTCGGGTAGTGGCATTATATTCTTACTTATACTTAACACTTTTTCTGCTGTAGCATTATTACTGTCTGTAACAACTATTTTAAGTGTGTGTAGTGCATTATCTTCTAATGTATAGTTAATTGTTTTCTCTGTTGTTAAATCTGTTGTTATAGTTTCTTTTAATACATCATCTATAAAATATTCTATTTTAGTTAACAATGTAGGGTCTGTGTGGTCGGATTTAAATGTTGCTTGTGTAGAATTATAAGAAGATACTGTTAAAAATGGCAATGCTTGTAGCAATGTTATTTTAGCACGACCATCTGAGTAATTACCTACAACAGTAGTATTTCCACCAGTTGTCATGACTACATTATCAAAATAATATTCAGAAGTTGGTGTATATCCAGGTGGCTTATAACTATCTTTAGTTAGTACATAACCACTTCCACCACCGCTTCCAAAAGAACCACCATTACCACCCGCTCCACCAAACCAACCGCCACCACTACCAGAGCCAGCAGAAGGATTAGGATAAGCACAACCTTTACCAAAAGAGCCGTCAAGAGAACCGTCATCATATTTTCCTTTACCACCCTCAAATTGTGTTCCACCATGAGAAGGAGAGCCATTAAAATCTCTACCTATTCCACCTTTTAAACCACCACCAGAGCCAGCAGTATATCTATCACGAGTTCCACCTCCACCACCTGCAACAATTATACGCGATAATAGACCTTGTGGATTATCCCAATTACCATCAACAAGCCTTATATCAGTAGCTCCACCACCAGTAGCAGAACCACAATAACCAGCACCGTTAAATTGACTACCTTTTTTACCATCAAAACCAACATAAACATATAAGGCAGTTTTTTTTCTTAAAGTCAATTCACCACTACAATAACCACCCTTACCATAATAAAATCCTTCTTCATGAGGAGTACCTGTAGCACCACCTCTAGCACCCCAGCATTCAAGTTTATATTTACCAGGCTTAAGTATAATTTCTTGTGCTGAACTTACAGCATCAAAATTCCATTCAGTTTGCATTTTATCACTCTCTTTTCTAACAATAAGTTATCAACTCATTTACACTTGTTGCAATGTTAGATAACCCACCACTCAATTTTTCTTCTATATTAACCAATCTATCCTCGATTTTCTTAGACGAATAAGTAGTCATTTCAGACACTCTGTTATCATCTACAGTTGCATTTATAAAATGAGTTTCTGCATTTCCATTAATAACATAAACATTTAACTCAACTTTTACTTCACTTCTAATCTCAATTGAATTATCATCAACTATTTTAAAATTTGGAACTATATTTTCTTTTGTAGTAGCATCTATAATATTTACAACTATTCTCTGTGTTAATAAACTATGTGTTACAGTTGCTTTGAATCCATTTTCTGCATCCTCAACCCAATCATCAATTGTTATTATTTGAGTAGATGCCACATTTGAACCACCTGCGATTAATTGGTCAATTTTAATATTTTGTTTCTCGTTTTCTGTGTCAATTCTAGTGTTCAACTCTGTTTTAGCAGTTTCTATGTTGCTTGTTAATTCCGTCTTAGTTGTATCAATTTTAGAGTCTAGGTCCTGCAAATCTTTTAATGTGGCAAGTATAACAGTAGGGTCTACCTTTAGATTAATATTAGCCACATTAGATACAACTAATATTACTTTTATTAATAGTTCTTTTACAGTCCCCGAATCTGCTTTAGGTTTATATGTTGTTGGGTAACTAGAAATCGCCAATAATTGGTCTTTGGAGTCAAATAACCCGACTTCTCTTATTTCAAATCCTCCAACATCACCAGGTATGAATTTTTGTATTACTACCCAGTTAGGATTATCTTTATCTCCTTGTGCATGTTCAAGTGTACTTTCCCAAACCACATTTTTTAGTGCTGTTTGACTCTCATTTGGAGTATAAGAACTCCCCCCTCCATCTCCAACTTTTATCTTTGCAAAATCTACTTTTTCACCTGTAATACTTGCATTTGCTATTGCTGCCTTACCAATGTCAGTTACTAGAGTAAAATATTGTTGTTCTGCCAATTTTATCACCTCATTTCTACTTTTTAGGATACAATGTTACTTTTTCTAATGCTCTATCATTTCCACTACAAATAGCTATTTCTCCAAAACTTTCTAAATTTCTAGGTACATAAGGATATATTGTAACTGTTTCTCCTGTACTAATTGCTGCACCTGTATAAAGCTCGTTTTTATTAAATAATATCCTCTCGAATTTGTGTTCAAGGTGTGCAGGTTTTATTTCTTCTATTTTCTTATCTAATTCTAAAATAGTGTTATAACTGCAATTATTTGTTATAAAACTAAGTGTAAAACTAAATAGATTACTAAATACTTCTACATCAACATTGGTCTTTGTGTAAGCTTCCGAGATAGCTTTTATAACCTCTATTGTTGTTGTACCCTTACCTCTCATCTTTGCTTTTATATTGCTTCTTCTAGTATCAAAATCCAACTTATAATTTACTTTTATGCTTAAAAGGTTCTCCCAATCATCAAGTCCCCAAGTTGCTGTATCTATAAAAAACTGTTCTAATAAATCATCTTTTTCATCAATTAGCGTTAAAAGTTCATTTTCAAGTGCTTCTTGGATTTGTATGTCAATTTCATTGTTTGCAAAACTTGGCAGGTAATCAATTAACTTCAATTTAACTCACCTCGATATCAAATATAGCACTTGAAACAGCAGGAACTTTTTCTTCATCAACTATTATATTTTTAACATCATCATTTACAAGGAGATTTTTTATATCATGAACACCTTCTATGCTTGCTAATAAACTCATTATTTTTATATAAATAATCTCTCTTGAATTTTCTATTAAATAAGAATTTATAATATCTAAAAACACAACTTTTATAGACTCAATATCATATCCATTTTCAAGTGTTAAAGTTGCACTAATATTAATATCAAAAGTACTTGGTGTAACAATTGTAACAGTAGGTCCAATAGGTTTTTCTTCTTCTATATGTTCAATACATCTTTGCAATACTTCATTATCAACTGATTGATTATTTTGACCATAAATTAGAATCTTAATTGTACCTGGACCATCCCAACGAGGAATTACTTTTGCATTATAAACACCTTCAACCTCTAAAGCCCAAGACTGGTAATGCGCTTTATTTCCACTTGTCGCTTGATTTTTTTGTATTTTATAGAACCTTTCTTTTAATTCTTCATCAGTTTCTATTTCTGTTCCACCCTTTAGGTCAAGTTCATTATAAATTTTAGTTACTCCATTTATTTCTTCTATAAGTTTAAATTCTGTGTTAGCTGATAAATTATACTTAATGCCAACCTCTAAAGCCTGTATAGGGCTTACATTTAACTTACTACTTTCATCTATTGTAATATCTTTAATAATTACAAATAGTAAATCACTATGAGATATTATTGTTCCATTTTGTATTTGAGTTCCGATTTTGCCCTCAAATGTTACCTCACCTATTGCCTCTGTACCTAATTTTCTATATACGCCAAATTCATTGACTCTTCTATCAAGAAAATCGTCAAAATTATCTTGAATAAAAACTCTCTTATGTATATAAGAAAGTTCTATATATAATTGTGCAAGTTCTGAATTTATTGGAGAAACTATATTATAAAGAGAAGATCCTTGGCCTTTATAAAGAGGGAGATTTATGTTATTTAAAGTTCTATTATTTAAGGTACTAAATGATTGGCCACTATACAAAAGTAATCTCCTCCTCTCCATAAATTGTTTTTACATTTAAACTTATAGATAAATTATCATCTTTAAATTCTGCATTTGTTACATTGACTTCTAATATATATGGATTAGTTAATAGAGCTTCTTGTATATACCTTTTTGCCTCACTTTCAGTAAGACCTTTAGTATACTTTTGCCCTATTAGATTTTTTATATCTGTTCCATAACTCCAATCATATATTAAATAGACATACTTATCTGTTTTTATTGTTTTGTAAATCCATACTTTAATTGCTTCATTTCTTTCAACTATTTTAAAGTCTCCATTTTCAATTATCTTTTCATCTTTATCAAAATCCCAGGCAAATTCTTTTAAAATAGGTAATTCTTCATTGTCTGGAGAAATATAATCCTCTGGAACACCCATGAAAGGGAATATAGTATTATTCATCTAGACTCACCAATTTACTTACAACAGCAAATTTTTCACCTATTTTAAACATTATTACTGTGTTTCCAGATTCAAAAGTATCTATAAAGGGATTTTTTATTTCATGTTTATGTTCTTGACTTGTTTCTGTATCAAATAACTCTATCTGTCTATCAAGCATCCAACTATCTACCAAGATATCTTCTTTTTCTAATATGATGTTATTTATCTCTATTTTTAAATCTGGTAATTTACTTTTAATTTTTCCAATAAAAAAAGAAGGTTCATTATGAAATTTACCTTCTTGCCTAATTATTCCTATAAATTCATTGATTGGATCTGCCACGATATCACCTCTTTTACAAAACTCTTCTAGCTGTATTAAAATCTTTTCTATTACTTAATTTACTTATTTTAACTACATCTCCTGTTTGTGGCGCATGTAAAAATTCTCCATTACCTATATATAGTCCAACATGGCTGACTGGATTATGGAAAAATACCAAATCTCCTGCCTGTAAATTATTTTTCTCTACTTTCTTACCTACCTTAGATTGCTGACTTGAGGTTCTTGGTAAATTAACATTAACCCTCTTAAAGCAATATACCATTAGTCCAGAACAATCAAAGCTACTTGGTCCATTCCCGCCCCATTTGTATGGCTTTCCAAGATGTTTTCTTGCTTCTGAAATTACTGTTTTTGCTTTTTCTGTCATGTTTCCAGAATAACCACCAATTATAATCTTCCCTTTTCTTCTTCCAAAGTTATTGGCTTCTTCAACATTTCCAAATAAAATATCTATATGATATGTTCCATCCTTTTCTATAATTATTGCAGGCCCATTATCATTTACTTTATACGTTCCATCTCGACTTGAAACACCTGTAACTAATTGTATTTCATCTCCATATCTCATAAGAGGATGTTTGTTTAAGAAAACTTTTGTATAGTAAGATTTCTCATATGATCCAACCATAGGTGCAGCACATGTTTTTTTAGAAGGATCTAGTTTTTTACCTCTACAATCTTTATCTCCACCTTCAGATTTTCTAGGACAATAAGCAGTAAATTCAGCAGAGTATTCTGTTCCTCCAGTATACTCTGAACCATCTTCTTTTTGTTCATCTTGACCAGCAGATTTTTCATCCATTATATTCTCAAAATTAAGCTCTAGTTCAATTTGATAATCTCCATTTTGCCATGTATGCTTATCTGTATCTATATAAAAAAGACCAATTAATTTTGTATATGAGTCTTTTACTTTTACACCTCTACCAGTTACACAAGTTATATCACCATATCCTTTTAGGGAGCAAGTTTTTTCGATTCCTTTAAACTCTCCATCTATGTCTATAGTACTGTTTTCTTGTTGTTGTATTACCTTTTGCATAATTACTCCAACGTCTTTAAATATAGAGTCATTTATTTTCTCACTAATCTTATTACCATACTGATCAACAACCAGTACTTTATTTTTTACATTCTCCATGCTTTCAGAAAAATTTGTATTGATAAGATTAAAGCCTTCTTCAAATGTTATATTTAAAGTAACTACACCCTTCTCAATAACATTAAATTTATCAAGATTAGACTCTATCATATACTTTTTTTTAGTTGTTTTGCTTGCTTCTGTATAAACACTCATTATAGTATCATAACCAGTTACGCCAATAAACATTTTTGTATATTTAACTCCAGTCTTAGGTAAATTACCTAGTGGGAGTTTATTTTCTAAAAATACTTGTTTTGCAATATCTTCAACCAATTTATCTTTAAAATTGTATGACACTTCGCTTTGTAAAAGTAAAAAACCCATATCTTTAGCTGTAAAATCTATATTATTATTGCTAGAGTCTTTAGATCTATCTATTATCATTCCTCTAAAAAGTTCTTTATCATCTACATAAAAACAAACTGTGCTTGCTACTGGAATATCTATCTGCCTAAAATTAATATCACTTGCAGATTGAATTATAGAAAATTCTAAAGTTCTTGATGGCGATCTATAATCACCAGACCAAGTGCATTTATCCACTAAATCAGTTACATTATATATATTTCCGTTTTTTATATGAACTTGTATTTTGATTTTATTAATTATAAATCACCACCATTTTTAAGGAATTATTAATACCCAACCATTTTTTATTACAGATGGATCTTTAATCTCATCTTCATTTGCTTTATAAATCTTCTCCCATAAATCTCCATTGCCATAATATTTTTTAGCTATCTTAAAAAGAGTATCTCCTTCAACAACCTTATGCGTTTTTTGCTTAGTATCAAATCCTTTTGTTAGAGGAACATTCTTTTCAGAAGATAATTTTTCATCATTATTAATGTTTACTTTGGATATTTGTATCCTTCTGTATTCTTTTAGACTTAAGGTAAAATAAATATCTCTTGAATAATCTTGTTCTCTATAATTAAAATCTGCAATTATACATTCAAAGTTTATATTAGTTTCTGTAATGATAAATCTTAATATATATCCTTCTTTCATCCAACTTTCTATTAAATTTACACAATCATATGGTTTTGGAAATCCATTATAATTACAGAAACTATATTCTTGATTAGGGAAAAAAGAAGATAGTTCTATAGTTTTAAGCCCTAATCCTCCAAATACTGCGATATCTCCAACACTTAAAATATTAGATGTATTTATTGTCGCACTTCCATTTATCTCAAAAGAGGGTGGAATAACAGGAAACCTAAATGTATTATTTGCTTGTCTTAACCATATTTCCATTAAACTCCTCCTAAAAAAGACACTTAAGTAAATAAGTGTCTTTTTAAATATCATTTACTATATTTAAATAAGAAATTAAATTTATAATACCCCTCCAGCATTTGCGATAGATATTTTTTTATTTATTTTCTTTACTATCTTATCTATGTCAGCTTCTTCTCTTACAATTATTGTATCAGCCAATTTATCAAGAAATAAACTTCCATTTGAACTATTTCTTTTGTATTGATTAGCTTCTTGTTTGGTTAAAAGTTTCTCTCCTTCATGTGCCCTAATTAAATAATCATTTCTAGGAACTCTATTTATACCAAATGCTTTTCTTGGACTTTTGCCAGCAGCATCTGCGCCTTTTCCTATTTGTAAACTAGGACCACTTTTTACTATCTCGATCATTCCTTTGATTGGATTATGAAAAAATTCTTTAAGTTTATTCCAGGCTTCTTTTACGCCTTTAACTTTATCTTTGAAAAGAGAATCAGCAAGATCTATTACAGGTTCTAGTACGCCACTAACTAGATCAACAAGGCCATTCCAAATTGATTTTATTACACCTACTCCACTATCAAATATTTGTTTAAGTCCATCCATAGTTTGATCAGCATTTCCTGTTATAAGCCCCATAATAACATTAATAATTCCAGATATAAAAGACATAATTCCATTTATGATTCCAGATACTGTTGTTATTATTGCAGTTAATGTATTTAAAACCCATGTAAATGCTAAAATTATTCCGCCAACAACACCAGCTATTGCAATTCCTGCAGATGGTAAAAGTTGTTGTCCTATTTGTGATAGGAAAGGCATAAATCCTTGAAACCAAGCTTTAACAGGAGCAAGTGCTTGAGTTAAACTTTGGAAAGAAAGTTTAATTCCATCAGTAGACTTTTTAACACTATCCATTGGTTGGCTTACTTTGTTTACTGTATCTCCAACCTGTTTGGCTGGAGTAAAAAAATCAGTAATCGCTTTTTTAACCTTATCAAAACACTCTTTCAAATTATCTAAATGAGGTTTTAAAGGTTCAAATGCTTTTACTAAATTATCTATATTTGTTTTAATATTTCCAGCTAATATGTTCTTTAATTCATTAAATTTATCCTTTATTGAAGTTATTGACTCCTTAAACTTATCCTTAAAATTTACTCCAGAATCCTCTAGGACCTTTAGTGCAGGTTTAACATCATTTAATATTTTATTTTGCAGTTCTGTAAATTTAGTTTTTCCAGATTCAACTCCTTGACTTATAGAGTCTGTCATAGGCTTAATAAAAGTTTTAAAATCACTAAATGAACCTTTTAGATTTGCTACTGTTTGTTTTAATCCACCTGTATTTGGTGTAGATTTACCAGCTGCATCTGCTGCTTTACTTCCTGGGATATTTACATTTGTTTTAGTAGATATTTTGGCAGTTGCCTCAATTGGATTTTCTAAGAATGTTCTTAAATCTCTCCACTTATCTGTAAGCCATTTAGCTTTATCTTTAAATAAGCTGTCAGCTATATCAGCTATAGCTTGCACAGGAGCAGTTACAAAATCTATGAAACCTTTCCAAATTGATTTTATAATTTTAGTTCCACCATCAAATATTTGTTTAACTCCATCCATCATTTTTTTACTATCGCCTGTAACAATACCTATAATTAAATCAAATACTCCATTTAAAATAGATGCTAAACCATTTAATACATTAGTTATAGTATCAACCACAGCCTTAAAAGCAGTTGCCAGAGTAGATAAAATCAAAACTAATTTTGCTATATGAAAACCTATTACGCCAATTAAAACAGGTCCTAGTACCTTCATTATTACACTTCCTAGGTTTAAAATAGATGCAAATAGTGGACCAAATGCTGATAACAACTCTTTAAATTTCTCTCCTAGCTGTTTAAGTGCAGGCATACAAAAATTTACTATAGGCTTTGCAAATTCTGTAAATGATTTTACTAATGAATTAACCTTATTTCTAAATACTTCAGATTTAGCATAAGCAATGGTAAATGCTACTGATAATGCAATTACAGCTGTTATAGTCCATCCCACAGGACCCATTACAGCTAAAAATACTGCACTTAATGGTTTCATACCAATTACAAAAGCTCTGAAAGCAACTTTTGCTCTTAATATTATTGGAACAAAAAAGCCAAATATACCTATAGCTTTTGAAACAATTAAAGACACAGCCCCTATAGTTAATAAAAGTACTCCAAATGTTCCAACTGAAAGCATTACATTAGTTATGACTCTTTTTATTGGTTCACTTAGATTATTAAACCAAACAGTCATTTTAGTTAAATTATCAACTACAGATGCTATTGCTGGCTTTAGTTGATAGTAAATAGTAATTCCAGTTTCTTCAAGGGCTGATTTTAAGGTTGCAAGTCCACCCTTAGTATTATCCTTCATTACATCAGACATTGTTTTTAAAGCACCTTTTGAATTATCTATTTTTTTCTTTAAGCTATCATATTCATTTCCCACACCATCAAGTAACTTTTGTAACGTTTTTAATTGAGTCTTTCCACCAATAGCAGATAAGTAATAATTTTTCTGTTCATCAGTCATACCTTTAGTTTTATTTGCAACCTCTTTAAGCACATTTGACATACCTTTAAATTTGCCTTGATTATCAAATGCACTTACACCTAACTTTTTCATTGCCTTACCTGCTTGACCTGCACCTGTTGTAAGATTTATCATGATAGAGTTTAAAGCATGCCCTGCATCTGTACCCTTAACTCCTCTATTTGCAAGTATTCCCATGATAGCAGTTGCTTCTGAAAGTGGAACTTTTAAATTGCTAAATGTACCACCTGCGACATTAAACGCTTCCATCAACTGTTGTATACTTGTATTTGATTTAGTAGATGCATTTGCAACTTTATCTAAATACTCACTTAAACCTGCACCAGCTAGTACTTTTCCACTTTTACTGACCTTATCAACTTCTAAGCACATGGAACTCATGCTATCAGTTACTAAATCTGATGCTAGACCAAGATCCATAGAGGCTGCTTCTGATAAATTAAGCACTGGCATTAAGGCATGCATTGACTTTTGAACATCCCATCCAGCAAGCCCCATATACTGAAGTGCATTAGCAGAATCAGCAGCAGTTTTAGTTGTAGCTTTTCCAGCATCTCTAGCAGCCTTAGACAGAGCTTCAAAATCTCCTGGTTTTAAGGAATTTCCAAATGTAGCCTTAACTTGCGACATAGCGCTTTCAAATTCTGTTCCAACTTTAGTTGCAGCTGCAAATGCACCACCAACTCCAGCAGTGATAAGACCTCCTGCTTTTAAAGCACTAGTTCCAACACTTTTTAAATTACTTTGAACATTATTTAATGCTCTTGATGCTTGGGAAGATGAATCATGTAGAGCTCTAGTATTTGCTGCTACTCTTTTTAATGTTGAACTTGCTTCATCTCTCATTTTTATTATTGCTTGTAGGACCTTTGTATTAGAACTCATATACTAAAACAACCTCCCAACACCAGATTTTATTTCTTCTTTTCTTTCATCTAATTCTTGATCCATAAAAACACTAACAATTTCTTTTTCGCCTCTTAGTATACGATAAGAAACGGATGGCATTATACCTTTATACTTAAATAATAAGTACATCAAGTTAACTTCTCCATCCGTTTTAATTAGTTTTTTATATCTTTAGCTCTTTCTTTTTGTCTTTTTTTATCTCCCTCTGCATCTATGCCATTTACTTTATTAACTTCCTCATATAAATTATCAATTTCTCCTGCTAAGAGTAATTTTTTTAGAAGGTCTTTAGGGGTTGCCAAGCCCAGATTTTCTACAACTTCCATATTTCTAAACATTGGGCATGACTCAAGTATTGTATTTACCTTAAGTTCATAAACATTAATATTTTCTAAATTACCACTATCTACATCCATTGAGTTCATTCTTATCTCATCAAAACGCTCCGGATCAATAGCATTACATTCAATTTCTAAGATATCATCTAATTTTTTGCAATATAATTCAAATATACTAGATGGCATTTTCAATTTACCTGCATCCATATTTAATAATTTTTCTACTGTATTCATATAATAAAAATCCTCCTATTTTTCTGTAATTTTATCTAAATATTTAAAGCTTTCAAAAGTAAATGGAACTTCTATTTCTCCCATTTTTCCTGCTTCCCAATCTGCTAAAGTTAAGTCATCAAGCATACAACCATAAAGAGCAACTCTTTCAGCTCCATATGAATCTGGGTCTTGTAATTTACTTATTATAGTAAATTTGAATGCTTTTCCTTCGTTTAACATACTTTCAACATATTCTCCAAATAGGGAACTCACTTTAAATAAATTTACAGAGCCCTTTCCAGATGCTCCAATGAGTTTTTGTCCAACCATCAATTGTCCACAAACTTTAACCTCTTCTTTTTCTAATTCAATTTTTGCCTCTAAGCCTTTTACAGCCATCATTTGCCTACCATCTATCCAACATTCTCCAAATGTACCAGATATTATTCTACTTGGGTCTATTTTAGCTTTCAAATTTTAACCTCCAAACTACATAGAGATGTCTAAATACACATCTTCCATGGCATCTATTAATTTAATTTTTGCTTTTAAAAATACAATTGTATCTGTGTTATATTCTTTTATTTGTTGTTCTTCCATATTAGATACATCAATATGATTTTCTTTTAACCATGCTCTTTGAGCATCTAAATTAATTTCTATTGTTGAACCTGGGTCAATTAAACCATCCTTTTCTAATTCTTGAAGATATAATTGTATTGCAACAATAAGTAAACACTTATTATCATAAGTGTTTTGGGTTTTTCCTATATAATTTTTTACAATTATTTTTTTAATATCGTTATGAATTTGATCTAGTGTATCAACTAACTTAATCTTTTTAAATATATCACCTTTTGAATCAGTAGCTGTTGTAAAGGATGTAACTCCTCTAGCGATTACTATAGCTCCGCTTTCTTTTATTAAAATTAGCTCTCCATTATTTATCCTTGTATTTGCTTCAGCTCTTGTTAATTTAGGTATATTAGTGACTTCTGGTATTTCTGCATATGTTACAGATTGAGTTGATGGAGTTCCTGCAATAAAACCTGCTATTCTTGGTAGAAACTCATTTGAAGTGTATTTTTTACCTTCAACTTCAATGTCAGTTGCTGTAAAGTTTATTATACCTTCATAATCTGCTGAATTACTTGCAGTAATAGCTTTAACCTTTATTTTATTATCTTCTCTCATTTTCTTAATCCACGTTTTGATTTTAGGTAAATCTCCTTCTTCTTCATCTGGGATACAAAGATAATTAAATTCACAAGTTTCTAGAAAATCTAGTGCATCATCTATTGATTCATCTGTATCTAATGTATAAACTAATACTTTATTTGGATGATATACATTTCCCTTCATAGCCATTTTTATATAGTCTAAATTAGTGGCAGAATAATTTTCTGGAATGTCCTCCATTTCTTTTATCTCAACTAGCCCTATATTTTTTGTATCTTTTAAAATAAGTGCTACAATACCTCCAGAACGTTTAACAAAAGTTTTTCCTGCTTGGATAAAAGAAATATTAATTTCTGGCAAACCCATTTAATCACTTCCTATCTTTAAATCTACATTTTCCATAGTTTCATATGTTTCTTTACTAAAGTAAACCTCTTCAAAATAAGATACAGTCATTAGAAAAGTTAGTTTATACCCTATAGAATCTTTTACAATTGATATAGATATATTCTCTATAGTTAAACTCCTATCTTTAACTCTAATGTTTCTGTTAAATATTTTTTCCAATCTACTTTGTATATCATATAGATTTAATTTATTTTTTCTAGCCTTTTGGTAATATTCAATATCTATGAATATCTTTTTAATATCTAAAATTTTATTTGCAATATTATTAGAAACAGGTAAAAGTTGCACAAAAAAACAAGCCTCCTCAAAGCCTTGTATATTATCCTCATTAATAAAAATATCTGTATCTTTAAACTCATTTTCTATTCTTTCATTAACTGCTATTATAATATCTCTGTTTGTAAGCAACTAATCACCTACCAATCAAATAAATTCGCTTTTGCACTTGTCATATCTTCTTTTGTTTTTTCAATTCCCTTTTCAACCATAAAAGAACCAGGAACAATACCACCATTTTTAGTTGCGTGGCCATCATTTACTAAAGTTGCATATTCAACCTTATCTTCAACAATATAAGTATCATATTCTGGCTGACTTTCTTCCCACCCATTTTTTAACTTTTCAGTTCTCACAGGCGTTTCATCTCTTATATTTTCTGCTAGTTCTTGCCCAGTTTTATTTGTAAACTTCTTGATTTTTCTATTAAAATTTGATGCATTTAACTTTAAATCTAAGGCTAATGCTTCAAAAACTCCTAAATTATCTATTCCCATTATATTCTCTCCGCTTCTGTAATAGGTATTTCCATATGGCTTGGATATATATTTGCCTTAGAAACCTTAAATATAGCTTCTTCTCCATAACTATAAGTTGCATTTATAGTGTCGCCTGTTTTTATATCTACTTCTGGTCTACAAAATAACTTTCTATTTATGACTATAGCTCCAATATCACCACTTACAATGGCTTCTTCTTTTCTTGAAATTGCACATGGGATATCCTCAGCTATAATAATATTACTAAAATCATTAGAACATGTTTCTTGATTCCAACCTTTTGACTTTCTGATGATAGTCATTTTATCAAGATAGGTCATTTCTAATATATCTGCTTCAGTCATTTATTCACCCCTTAATACATACTGACAACACAAAATGAACTTAAAAACTTTTTATCGACATCACTTAAAAAAGATGATGAACTTATACTAGTACTTATATCATATGTCACAGAGGAATTATACTCTATCTTTGTGTCGCCTCTCGTAATCGCTTTTATGCTCTTCTCATTTTCCAAACCACTAGATTTCTTCAAATTATCAAATCTTGAAGTTAGTATTGTTATAACTTTTTCTTCTACAAACCCCTCTAATGCTTCATTAAGTTTTTTTCTATTGCAGTAGTTGAGTATCATATTTGTTATTTTTTCTATATATAGATTAATTATTTTATCGTATTTTTCGTCTTGTATATTTAAAATAATCTTTATATTTTCAAACATAATTCCTCCTACAATTCAACTGTAGCTATTCCAATTTCTTCTGCTTGTGGCATAGATGGAAGAACAGTAGCAGCAGCTTTTGTATATGTTGCAACTGGATCTATCGTTGAATAACTTCCTACAAATATATTGTCAATCATTTGTGCCACATCCATTTTGCCATCTCCAATTAATTTAATTTCTTCTGGAGTTAAGCCATATATTGTTTCTCCTAGAAGTCCATCCCCAAACACAGTTAGAGCGTTATCTGGATAATATCTTCTTGTCTCATATCCTTTTGCAGTTTCAACTCTATACTTTTCCTCATTTGTAACTATAGTTGGAAGATTCATTTGACTTAAAAGATCATTTAATTGTGCTTGCGTAACTATTCTATCTGAATTTGTTCCAAATACTGCTTTTTTAACAGATTCTTTAGAGCATATACTTCTTAATATTTTTCTAGAAGTTAGCATCTTACTTGGTCTATTTCCACTTGCATCCTCAACAGTATCTACAAGAACTTCTATATCTTCTAAAGGTTTAACATTTACATCTTTCCAATTAAATTTCTTAACATTAGAGTTTGGTATTCCATAATTTAGGGTAACTTTTATATTATTTTCTTCTATCTTTAACTTACCTGTTGCCAAAACTTCCATTCTCATTGCTTCAGCTTTAACTAAAACTGCTTTATACATTTTCTCAGCATCATTGTAAATTTCTTGCAATGCTAATTTAAATTCAGCATCATTTCTAGGCGACTGAATTTTTATCAAATCCTCACCTCTTAATGCTATTTTTCTTTTTACCAAAGCAAGTTCAGCTGCGCCTTTATCTATTGCCTCTCTAGATGCTATTGTTGTTTCTGTATCCATAGCATGTATTTCAGCAGATACAGGTAATCCACTTTTTCCTAAAATCATGTCAAATCTTATATCTTGTATTTTTCTTTCTGGAAATAATTTTGCACCAAGCAATTCTGGAAACTCTCTCTTTTTAAAATAATTTATTAATTCTTTTGTATTAAAAACCTCATCAATTCTAGCCATATAAACCTCCTACATAAATTTTATTTCTGGCAAAGCATTTTTTATTTCATCTTTTGTATTTTCGAAGTTTTCTAAAACTCTATCTTCTCTTACATAACCTTCAATTATTAACGCTCCAGGCATATTCCCATTGGTTACATTAACAGTCTTATATAATATCCCAATAGGAGTTGAAGATAATGAATAAGTAAAAGAACCTTCTGACCCAGATTTGATTTCTGTTACAATATTTCCATCTAAGTCAATTAAACTTCCAGAAACTACATATTTTTTACCTTCAGAATTTAAATTTACATTTTCTGAATTTATCGTACTACTAATAGTAACTAAATTAGCCGAATTAGCTAATACTTCTAAATCATTAACGTAAGGCTTTTTTATGAAAAACATATTTACTCCTCCTCTTTTATTCGTTAGCCCATGGATCAGACTCAAGTTTACTATTTTTATTTGCATTGTCGGCTAACATTTGTCCTATGCTAGAAATTTCTCCATTGTCTCCCATACCTGGTATATAGGTAGTATCTTTTATTTTAGACTCAAACATAAAACTCGCTCTATCTTCTATCATTTTAGAGACTTCATCTAATTTAGTCTTTGTTGTTTCAAAATCTTCACCTAAAAATTTTTCAACCCAATCACCTGGAACAGCCTTTTTATTCTCACTTATATATTTGATGCTTAAATTTAACAAATCTTTTTTTGCATTTTCAGCTTTCATTCTTTCAATTTCTTTCTGTTGTTCTAAAAGTTGTTTTTGAACAGGATCTTCTATCAATTCTGGATATTTCTCTTTTATAAAAGGACTTAGTTCTTTTTCTAAATTTTCTTTTTTCCACTCAGAAAGTTTATTTTCAAAATCATTATTTTTTTCATTTTCTAAAAATGATTTAAATATTTCATATTTAGAACATAATTCTTTAAAATTGTCTAATGTCAGTCCTTCTGTTATAAATTTTTTAGCTAAATCAGAATTTTTCAATAAATCATCAATATCTTGTTCTTCGCTAGCATTTTTAATCAAATTTAATAAATCTTTTTTTAGCATTTAATCAATCCTTTCTATTTTTACATAAAAAACTTACTAATTTCTGATTATCTTTTCATAAGTTGGTAAATGCCGATATATCCCGTATTTTCGGGCTGTATGGGCATTTTCTTTTTGGAAGATACCTCGCATAAGCTGGCATTTACCAGCATGAAAATGCAACCAAAAGTAGTAAATAAGTAGTAAGATACATTTTCGATATTAAGAAGCCAGCCTTTCCAACTCTGCCTTTGCAGACTGGAAAGTACCGTGAGCATAATACCCTAATGTCATGGTTATGTTTGCGTGTCCCATGATGTATTGCAGGGTGTTGGGGTTCATTCCCTTATTTGCCATGTTCGTACAGTAGGTATGTCTGAATGAGTGGGGCGTGATGTTCGGCAACTTATCCTCATGGGTCTTGTTGTACTTCTTAATCAGCCCACGCACCATACTTTCATAATTTCCTGCTACCTTTGGCAAGCCCTCACGGTTCAAGAACAAGAAATTGCTATAACCGTCTACAACAAGCGGTTGAGCTTTTCCTCGGTTCTTTAAAATTCGTTCAAGTGCCTGATATGCTCTTTCTGTCAATGGAAGCTCTCGCTTGCCGTTTTTTGTCTTAGGTGTGGAAATATAGTAGCCCACCTCTGTATCACGTAATAGCTGGTGGTCTATGTTAATCACACGATTAAGCATATCAATGTGTGTTGTCAGTCCGCATAATTCAGAGATACGAAGTCCCGTTTCCAGCAGAAGAATAACTTCATCACGATACTTGCTGTAAACATTATCCGTTTCCATAAAGGAAAGAAGTTTTTCTTCCTGCTCTGGTGTCAAGATAACTTTAGGCTCTGTATCATCTTCCAGAACATCACTTAGCTTGAAATGAAAAGGATTTTTTCTGATACAGTCGTCTTGTATCGCCATATAGAATGAAGCCTTTAAGGAACGCTTATAGTTATCTATTGTCTTATAGGAATAACCTTTGTCATTCATTCTGATAGCCCATTCTTTAGCATCGGACTGTTTGACTGTATCAATCGCCCTCATACCTAATGGGTCATTTTCTAGTGCGTTCATAAGATACTGTCGTCCTATTTCCGTGTTTCTCTTGATGTTCTTTTTCTGGTTGTTCTTCTTTGCATAAAGCTGGCAGACTGTCATTTTACCGCCGATAGTGTCGATACCGTCGTCAAGGTCTTTTTTTATCTGCCTTTCTTTTTCCCTCAATGATTTATCATCACGTTTTCCAGTAGGTGTTTTGTCTGTGGGTACAAGTTTCCAAGCATATACAAACTGTGGCTTCCCGAATACATCGGTATATTTATAAACGTATCTTCCGTCTTTTCTCTGGCTCTCTCCAAGACGCAAATTGCGTCCTTTATTGTCTTGTCTTTTCATTTTTGACATAGTGTAAAGCTCCTTTCCGTCATGGAATGAGCCGTGATACGCTACTAATATTATACCATATCTACGGCTCTAAGACATCAGATTTCGTCCAGTGTATCAATAATTTTTTCAAACTGTTTTCGCTTTATCTGAATACGGTTTCCATTAACGATAACCCAACCAGAGTCCAGATTTTCCTCGGCAAGTTTACGCAACTTCTTTTCCCCGATACGAAAATATCGGGACGCTTCTTCTATACTAAGGGTGTATTTTTCCCAAATCGGCACATCAGTATTGTTCATGTTGCAACAACTCCTTTCTGTGTGTCTTATCATAAGCAGACAGACGGCTTTGGAAAGCTCCGTTAGTATCTCAACTATTCCCATTCTTGTGGGCAGAACCGCACCATGCGGACGTATCATTATTCTGTGATAGCAGGTCATGGCAAAACGACCATTCCACAAGTCGCTCTCGGATCAACTGCGTGGATCGCTCGCTTTCTTGTCGGAAAGGTCATGGCGTACAGTCCCCGTGGCTCGCTGTATCACAAACGTATCTGTCTGCTTTATTCAGTTGTCAAAGAACAATCGGCGAAAGCCGTAGGCTTCCATGTATAAAAGCAGGAGCAGGGCAGGAAAGAAGGGAATTTAACCAATCACGCCCTGCTGGTATCTGCTTATTCTTCTTCGGTTTCTATATCTATATCAATCTCAAAGTCTAAAATCATTTTGATTAAGGCTTCTCGAATACGTCCCTTTAATTCCATATCAACAACAATATAAACATTGCCGTATTCATCATATAAAGGACGTAAACAACACTTTGATATGTACGGGTCATAGAATGCCAGTAATTTCTCAATCGCAGTTTCATCCCCATCCATAGCTGATGAAATCAAATAATAAGACGGGTGCTTGTACTTTTTCTTCAT